TGGCCGAGCAAAAGTGCTTCGTGTGCCATCGGCCGCTGACCGACGAAGAGTCGCAGCGCGACGGCATCGGCCCAGTGTGTGCGAAGCGATTCCGCGAGATCGTCGGCTAGGTAGCTCGCCCGGACAATGTCATCTCAGGATGACATTGTCCGGGCCCGGGAGGACAGACAGATGGCAAAGACAAATCAGGCAGCCGTCGTGGTGGGCACGTGTGCGTGTGGTGCGCCGATCTGTATTCAGGCAAGGTATTCAGTCAGCATGACCGGCCCCACCACAATCAAGCGGGTATGTACCGGTTATGAGTGCAACCGCGTCAATGAGATCGTGATCCGCCCGAGTTTCGATGTCAAGCGTGTGGATTGGCACGCGCTCGACTGCGAATGTGGTGAGCCGGTCTATCTGCGCAACGAGTACGGCGGTGGAGCCGGTTTCGGGTTGCCGACCAGTAGTCGGGACTTCGACATGCTGATCGCGCGACCACGGCAGGACTATAAGAACCGGACAGTACGCCACGAGTGCCGCGCGTGCGGTTGCAAGCGACGGATAGCAATCCGGTTCACACCGGACGACAAGCGACAGTACACGCGCGAGATTGAAAGTCGGGTCACGCGTTGCCGTTCGTGCGCCAGACGGCATGTACAGCAGCAAGCGACGGCTACGACATGACGTTGGTTCTCAATGCGACAGAAGCGCTATGTGTGCTCGACAACTTGCGCGCGGCCGAGCTTGAACTACGCAAGCACGAAGGGTAGGCAGATGGCAAAGGCATGGCTAGTTCTAGGGTCTCCGCTCGATATGGTGGTAGTCGAGCGTGAGATGTCATGCGACCGAGCCGGTAAGTGGTACGTGAGCACCCATAACCCGGCGAGTGCGCCACGCTACACGACTGGTGACGGCATCCTGTTCTGGTGTCAGTCTGACGGATTGCGCCACGCGGTCAACCTGTTGACGGCTCACAAAAACCGGATCGAGGAACGGACGGCGCGTATGGTCGCTCACATCACGAACGACGTGTGTGAGGCTGACGGCGCTATCGTGCTCGGCGCCGAGCACGAAACGACGTGAGCGCTGTAGATGAGATGTTCGCCCGGCGGCCCATGAGCCGCCGGCGCCTTGACGAGATCGAGCGCGAGTACAACGAACTATCACAATTGCTGTACTCGCTTCGCAGACAGATAAGCCCGATCGCGCTGTCGGATGAGGCGCAGAAAGCCCTGTCCGATCTAACCAAAGTAGCCAACGAAGTGCCCGAGCTTGTCCACGCGCTGAAGATCGCCGCGGACGGACTCGAAGAGATCGCCAACGAACACGATCGGATCAAATCCGGCGCCATGACGCGCATGTTTCCACCGGTGCATGCACGCGAGACACTAGAACAGATCGGATACGAGGCAGAATGATGAACGACGGACAGCGGGTACTGAGTGGCGAGTCAGCGCATATCGAACGGCTCGGGAACCTGATAGCGCCGTCGTTGCGCAAAGCGACTGAGGACAGCTACACGTACGCGGCCGGGCTCACTGACGGTAGTGTGGTCGTGTTCCATTGTGCCGAGATCATGGGCGATTGGGTGCGTCTGCACTCGCGGCTGCCGGGCGGATTCGTGCTGACGATGCTACGCGGCCCAATTGGCGAGCAGGCAGCCGGCATGGCCGGTAGTCTGGTGTTCATCGGATCACCGGTGTTCCCGCGCGGGCTCGACGTGCGACTGTCTGACATCGTGTGGTGCGCCGACAATCCGTCCGGCGAGCCGTTCCCGGCGGCCGAGTGATGGGCGCGCTGTACCTCTTGCACTACGCGCGACCGCTCGCGAACAGTCACAGCGGCAACAGGCACTATTTAGGATTTGCCGAGCACGACGTAGAACGACGCATCCAACAGCACCACACCGGTCAGGCCGGCGCCGCGTTCACGACGCAAGCGTACCGCGAGGGTATCGCGTTCGACGTGGCGGCCACGTGGGACGGACTCACGAAGCAAGACGAGCGGCACGCAAAGCGCATGAAACAGCTAGCGCGGTACTGTCCGATCTGCCGGCCGGGCCGGACGCGCACAATGCCACCCCAGACGCCCGTAGCGGGCCACAGGGCCGTTGTAGGCGTTGACATGGCCACAGAGTCGGATTACTCCGTTCGGGTGGCTGCCGAGCTTCCTACGGGCATGGTGGTTGAATGGGAAATCATTCCGGGCCCGATCACACCGGCCGCGATCGAGGCCGGTGGCGGCATGATGCGCGTACCGAAGGCGAGGCCAGACGAGCCCATCCCGGACCTTGAAGACCTACCGTTCTAATTGTCACCCCGAGATGACAATTCAGGAGACAGACAGATGGTAGAGATTGCACCGGTGTATCCGCATTGGCACGTGATCGAGCGCCGCGAGACGGTCCCGGATCAGCCCGAATCGCGTACGATCATCGATCACGGCGCGTGCGCGTCGAACGATCTGGCCGCCCGCACGGCGAACAGTCTGGCCGAGTTTGTGGGCTTCGAGATCGAGCACGACGGCCCGCGTCAAGCGCATCAGGTCGGATACGGCTACTGGCTCGTCTACCCGTCCGACCCGTGGTGCCCGGCATACACGGCCGTCGAGCTACGGGAATGCCGGCTGCCGGGATGTGAGGTACAGACCCGGCCATCATGTCCGCACTGTGACGGCAAGCTCGTGGGTGATGGCACGATGTCGGATGGTACCGAGTTGTTCATCCGTAATCGTGTCGGCTGTGCGCAGTGCGACCGGCACTATCCGCGCAAGGACATCAGCCGCGAGACAGCCGAAGGCGGCCCGTGCCCGTTCTGTGACAGCAAGCTCGTAGCGTCCGCGGTATCGAGCGAATCAGATTTCTATACGCCACTCCTGGCATGTTTGGGTTGCGGGCGGATGATCCCACGATCCCTACTCAGTGACCCGGGGATGATAGAGAGCATCCGCGCCAATCGCGAGCGGTTCACGTGACCTGTTGCGTGTGTGGCAACGGCTCGTGTAGGATTGTGGCGCGGACACTTCCGCACAGGGGGCGATCGTGGCGAATGGACTGGTAACCGAACGGCTCAGCCGTCAAGCGTGGCGCGCATCACTGGGCGATGCCGCGGCGACCGCGCCGACGAAGGGTGAGGCCGTCGCTAAGCTAGAGAGCATGGCGGCCGAAGCCCTGAGCGGCGACTATACGCCGTGTGTGGTGAGCCTCCGCGGTCAGGAGGCGATCATCTATCGCGATCCGGTTGCCGGCTGGTGCTACACGATCTCGGGCGACTGCACACACATACCAGCCGGTCGTGTGTCGCTCGGCACCATCAGCCGGGCCGGCGCGATCGAGCGCGCCCGGCTGCACGTAGCACAGAACCTCTACCCGTCAACCAACGGGCTTGACTTGTTGACCGATCCCGGCATGATTCTCGATCACTGCGGCTGGCTCGTGTTCCAGCGAGCCTATGCCCACCGGCGCATCGTGTACAACGATGCCGAGTCCCACCGGTGGGCCATTGAGCAGATGTCGTGCCCGTGGTGCTGGCTCGACACAGCCGAGCGTGACGTGTATAACGCGGCTCGGGCGGCCATTCGAGAACGGCGCGAATCATCTGAGCGGCAGCGTTTCAACGCGGCGTACAGCGGGAGCAAGTGATGGCGATGTCAGAGGTCCGGAGGGCGCGCTACGGCGCGCTGATCCGTTCGGCTGAGCGGTGGCGTGGCGTGTCGATGCTCAACCGATCGCGCGGCAATACTGAACACGCCGACGATGAAGCCCAGATTGTACGGCGCATCACTGCCGTACTCGATCTGTTGCGGATCGATGACACCGGCCACGAACATCACCTAGACGACGCGTTTATCAAAGCGCACGCACGGGACAGCGCTAACGAGTTCGTGGCAGCCGTTGAGGCAGCGTTCCGGGGCAAGATCCCCGGCTGTGCCACTGAATCGCCGGCCGCGCTCAGGGCTCGGCAGCCGAAGCGGCTACGGGGGCAGTCGTGACGATCGAGGAACTAGAACGGATCTTGGATCACGCGTGCTCGGTAGGAGACGACGAAGGCGCGGCACGGATACAGTCACTCCTGGATAGGCTGCACAAGATCGAGGCCCGAAAGATCGAGTTACGACGAATGGGAGCGGTTCCGTGGCAGACGAGATGACCCGTAGCGCCGTGTTCAGTCCCGAGCGGTTGTACCGCTACAGTCTGACGCGGCGGTGGGCAGACGGCCCGATCATGAACGTGATCGGGCTAAACCCGTCCACGGCTGACGAGACGACGGACGATCCGACCATCCGCCGATGCATCGCTCTAGCGAGGCGCAATGGCTACGGCGCGCTGATCATGACAAACCTGTTCGCGTTCCGCGCCACGAGCCCTACCGAGATGAAACAGGCGCTAGAACCGATCGGGATAGACAACGATCCGGCGATATACGCGGCAACGCAGTACGCTAGCGGCATGGTTGTGGCCGCGTGGGGCACGCAAGGCGCGCACGTCAACCGAGGCCGGCGTGTACTGGAACTGTTGCGGTACACGGCCGATGTCTACCCGCTGTGGTGTCTAGGTGTCACGCGCGACGGTCACCCTAAGCATCCGCTGTACCTGCCGAACACGGCCAATCCGATCCGCTACGAAGCCATGGGTACGGCGTACGCCGATGGCGACTAAGGCGCGGACAATGTCATCTCAGGATGACATTTCACGGTCTGACGACGTGCTGTACAGCGTGATGTGGACAAACAACGCCGACGTGATGCGCCAGATCATGCGCGTGTGTTTTCCCGACGCCGGCACCGTGCTTGACCTGACGTACGGACACGGCGGCTTCTGGGATCGAGAGACGCGCGTAGCGGTGACCGGGAACGATATCAAGCCTGACAGCCCGGCCGAGCTACATCACGATTTCCGTGCTATGCCGCTCGCGGATGGCTCGCACGACGTGACGGTCCTGGACATTCCGTACCACACCGGCGAGGGCCGCGGTAAGCGCTCAGTGATGGGCGGCCGATTCGATTCCTACAGGAACGTCCGCGAGCTTGACGCCGCGTTGCGAGCCGGCTGTGCGGAAGCTCGGCGGCTCGGGCGGCTCGGCGCGGTGGTCAAGGTTCAAGACTACATCTGCTCGTCACACGTGCTAGAGATGACACAGATTGTGCGCGCCGTACTGGGCAAGCCGTACGAAACGGTAACCCTGGCACGGCGCGGTAAGATCACGGCGCCCAATTGGGACGTCGAGCATCAGCTATCGGCGTACCGCAACGCGGCGACGTTTCTGGTCTACCGGTGGGGCAGTCAAACACACAAACGACGTAAGCCGGCCAGTAATATCCGAGTGCTGCCGCGGCAACAGCCGGTGACCTGTAGCCGTTGCGGCAGTCGCATGGCACGAGTCGCCGGCAGCCACCACTGTCAGCGGTGCGTCACACTCCCGGGCATGGGTGGCAACGGGTAGAGTACACTTGTGCTCGGAGGTTACGATGCAAACCAAGGACGTTCCGTTCACGTGCCGATTTTGCGGCAGGGAACAGACCGGCTCACCCGGCAGACGGTACTGTAGCGATCAATGCCGGAGCTACGCGTACCGACGACGGAAGTACCGAGCCGGGCTGATCCGTACGCGCTCGGGCTGGAAGGATCGAGAGAGCCGTCACGCCACGGCGACGGCATAAGAGTGGCCGGCCCGTGAGGGGGCCGGCCACTACAGGGGGGCAAGCCGCTGGCGAGGCGGCGCCGTGCCCATTGTACCAGATTCATAGGGGGAAGACATGGCCGAAGGATCGCGATTCCGAACAGCATCACGTCGCAATATCGTCTCTAAAATCCTGATCGATGGCGTATCAGGTAGTGGTAAGTCGTTGACATCGTTGCTGATCGCCCGTGGCATCGTTGGGCCAACCGGCCGTATCGGCGTGCTCGACACACAGAACGGCCAGATCCGGCGCTACTCTGACGTAACGCCGTTCGGCATCATCACGCTACGCGGCGACTACAACCCACAGCGGTTTATCGACGTGATCGAAGGTGATGCCATCGCGGCGAATCTAGACTGTCTGATCATCGATAGCGCGACTCACGAGTGGTCAGGCAAGGGCGGCTGTCTGGAACTGGCAAAGCGAGCCAATGGTCCGGACGACTGGAAGACGGTAAGCCCGCTCCATCAGGCGTTTCTCGAAGCGATCGTGCAAGCACCATTCAATGTGATTGTCACGTGCCGGACTAAAACGCTGTGGGAGTACCGTCCAGACGAGCGCGGGCGAATCAAGCCGTACCGGATCGGTACGGACGCCATTCAGCGCCAGGAGTTTGAATACGACTTTGACGCATGGTTCCGGCTCGACATCGATCACGTGGCAAGCGTCGAGAAATCGACATACGGCGAGTACATCCCGGCTGGCCACTCGATCAGGCTGCCAGGGCTGCACGTAGGCTACGCTATCGCGGCGTGGATCGATGGCGTACCGCTCGACGTCCTGCCATCGATCGACGGTGGCGAGATAGGCGAGACGATGCAAACGACGTTTGCCCCGTCTTCTTCTGACGATGATGGCGCGGACTACGAAGACGACTCGTTCGGCAACGAGGACGACGACGGCGAGCCGGAGTACGATGCACGAGCCGACAGGACACCGGCCCCAAACTCGCCGGCGCCGGCGAGGACAGCACCGGCGAATACTCGTGGTACTGCAACTGCCGCGAGCCGTCCGGCGTCCGCTACGGATCAGACTGCCCGTACCACCGGTGGGCGCTCGACTGATAGCCCTTTACCCGCGGCGACATCAGCCACGCGTGGCGGTGGGCGCTCGGCTGGTGCCAGTGTGCGCCCGAGTGGTTCCGCGACAACAGCACCGGCGGCCCGTCAGACGCCCGTAGCGGGCCGTGGGGCATCGGATCGTAGCCGAGTGGCTACAGACAGCCCGGACGACACAGCGGCCGACTCTGAGCCCATTACGGGCGAGCCACCGTCTGAGCAGTGCGTCACGTGCGGTGCGCACGTGTTCCCGGCCGAGCTATACGAAGTGGCCGGCACGTCGTTCAAGGGACAGGTACTACTGCGTCAGTCGCGCGATCAGTTCGGCGGCAACGTGTATTGCGCGGAACACTATCTCGTGCAGGTTCGCAAGCGACGGCGCCAGACGGCATCGGCCCCGGCTGCCACGAGTTAGCCTATTGCGTGTGTGGTAACGGACGGATATACTGTTGTCTGACGTTGCCACACACGCACAGGAGACAGACAGATGGCAGACCGCATCATGCCGCGCCGGCCGAGCGCTCAGCGCGTAGAGCAAGCACAGACCAGGATTCTTCCGAAGCGACGCGCTGAGATCCTGAACGGTGTCGGGCGAACGATCAACACGTACGCGTTCCCACAGCGGCCGGCGCCGCTCGCGGACTCGAAGACGCTGGCAATCATCGGACCGTCCGGTACGATCGCTCAGCGATTCCCGGGCTACGAAGCTCGTGAGCCACAGATCCGTCTGGCGCTAGCGATCGAGGCAGCCATCCGCGATCGGAAGCACTTTGCCGCGGAAGCCGGTACCGGCGTTGGCAAGTCGTTCGCCTACCTTGCTGCCGCGCTAGCCTCGAAGCGCAAAACGGCCGTAGCCGTGCCGACGCTCGCGCTGATGGATCAGTTGCTATCGAAGGACATACCGTTCCTGAGCATGGCCGGCGTGATCCCGGGCGGCTTTACGTACGCGCTACTGAAGGGCCGCGCGAACTATCTGTGTCTGCACAAGTACGAACAGTTCAAGGAGAACCCGACATTCGAGAACCGGCAGGACGCTGGCGTCTGGCGAACCGTGCAGACGTGGACAGACGAGACACGCGACGGCGATACCGGGAAACTTACGATCGCGCTACCAATGGCGATCAAAACCGAGATCACGGCGACGTCTGACGAATGTCTAGGCGAGACGTGCCCGGCCTATGACCGCTGCTACGCCGAACAGGCCAAAGCGCGAGCGGCCGGTGCCGATCTGATCGTGACGAATCTGGCTATGCTGATGCGCGACATCAGTCTCCGAGCCGATACGGACGACATGGCGTCGATTCTGCCGGACGGCATCGAAACGCTCGTGATTGACGAGTGCCACCGTCTCGAAGACGAGGCCCTGAACGCGCTAACGCGCGAGGTTACGGTGGGCCGGCTGGCGTTCGTCGTCAAGCGTGTAGACTCGTTGATCCGCCGAGCCGCGAGCCGTGACGTCGAGACACGTCAAGCTCAGGAATTGCTCGACGCGATCGAGGCCGGCCGCGAGCCGGTGAGCGTGACCGCGTCGACACTGATAGCGGACTGGAAGGCGCGTACTGATCGCGTGGTGAACGAGTTTGACGCCATGCTGGCTCACTACGTTCTACGACTCGACGGCATGAACGAATCGGCGGCCCGGTTAGGTGACGAGTACGAAGTGATGCTAGACAGCATGCTGGCGCTCGACGCGCTCGTAACCGACATGATCACGTTTGCGCCGGCGAGCTTGCAGGACACCGACCGCGAGTCGTGGGACAAACTGGCCAACTACGCCAGCGCGTTTCTGGGCGATCTGATCGCGGCATCCGGGGCAACCGATCGCTCGACGTCCGTTGTGCGGTACGTGGCCGTGGAAGAGACGAAGACGGGCAAGCGCGCCACGATCAAAACAACGCCGGTCAACGTGGCGCCGGCGTTGCGTTCGTCGCTGTGGACGGCAAGTTTCTATCGGCCATTCGACCGCAAGGGTAACGCTCAGGCGCGGCTGCCGCTGACCGTGATTGCCGTGTCCGCGACGATCGCCACGTCAAACAGCATGGGTGGGCAGGATCTTCGATTCTGGCGCGAACGGGTTGGGCTCGACTACGATCTGCCGAGCCGGCCCGGTCTGATCGTCGGCAGCCCGTTCGACTACCGACACAACGCGCTGACGTACGTGCCGCTCGACGCGGCAGCGTTCAACTCGACGGTAGCGCGGAAGGATCCGGCGGCATGGGCCGCGTACCTCGATCGGTTGGCGGCTGAGTACCGGCGGCTGATCACGATCAGCGGTGGCCGTGCGTTCGCGTTGTTCACGTCGAACACGGTCCTAGACTCGGTACTCAAGGCGACGCGGGCTGACTTCGAGGCTGTCGGCATTCAGGTACTACGGCAAGGCGAGGCGCCACAGACCGAACTAGTGCGCCGGTTTCGCGAACGGCCGAGCGTCCTGTTTGGCGTAAAATCGTTCTGGGAAGGCGTCGACATTCAAGGCGAGGCGCTAAGTCTGGTAGTTATCAGCGGGCTACCGTTCACACCGCCGTCTGATCCGGTGTTCGCCGCGCAGTGCGCCGAGCTTGACCGCAAGTACAGCCCGCGTGCGAGTTTCCGTCTCCTGAGCATCCCACAAGCGACGATCGCGCTAAAACAGGCATACGGCCGCGGTATCCGCTCAGGTTCGGATCGCGCCGTGATGGCCATCCTAGACGGCCGTCTACGGAGTAACGGCTACGGCGCCTCGATTCTGTCGGCACTGCCCGACGCGCCAATCACTGGCGAGATTGACGACGTTGCGCGGTTCTTTGTCATCTCAGGATGACAAGTTCGTAGCGGGCCAACAGGCGGCCCGTTTGCCCCGGGTGGCTACAGAGTCACCCGGGGCGCTAGACGGCCCTGACGGGCCGCTATCGAGCACTGGGGGGGCATATGGCAGTCTGGCTGAGTGATACCGACGTGGCCGCGATCCGTAACCGGGTCATGATCCTGGCATCGATAGGCGAGGACATCGCGACTCACGGACTCGTGGCACCCGGGCCGGAGATCAACGACCGTATAGCCGATCACGTAACCGCGATCTGGCTACGAATTCAACTGGCCGGGCGGCTGCCGGCCACAGGGACACAGCATGACAAGCACGAATGAGCTACGCATAGTCGCCGGCGCGAGTTTTGATCGGATCTGGCGAGAACTGATTGCGCCGCGCCTGACCGTGGCTCAACGCAACTCGCGCCCGTTGCGATCAACCATCCGTGACGCCTACGTCCGCGGTTGGTTTGAACGCGACCGGTGGGACGGCACGGTCCGTGCGGATACGCGCATCTTGCCGACACGTCGAGCCGATGATGCCTCGCGCGTGTACGCGCACGCGGTACCGGGACTACCTACGGTAGTCCCGGTACCCGGTACCGGAGTACCTACCGGGGACACTGACCTATACCGTACTGAACAGTTGACACTCTACTCTGAACATAACCCGGTGGGGAGGGGGGAGGGGGGTACGGGGGGATTTGCGCCGCTCGTGGTGCCGGACACGCTGGTAGAATTCGACACGATCCTACAGCGCATCCCGGTCTATGCGCCGACTCAGCGATTCTATGAGCGCATCGTGTCGACGTTCGTAGGCGTCGCCGGGCTCGATCTGGCCTATGAGGCTGAGGGCATCGTTCGGTACTGCACGACAGATCCGAGGGGGCGGAAACGGACGGACATTCCGCGAACCGTCGAGAACTGGCTATCCAACACGGTTGAACGTCTGCGTAAAGTGCGCCCAATCAATGGCAACGGACGGCCACAATCCGGCTACAATGCCGGGAGACCGTACGGGATGGGTGGGGCGACGCAAGACGGCCGAGCCGGGGCCGAGCGGTACATGAGGCGCGGATATGACGACGACGCTTAGCGCGATAGCGTGGCTGGACGATCTGAAGTTGCCGAACGATCAGCTAGCCAAAGTGCTGGCCGCGGCTCGCGAGCACGCCGAGCAGCCGACGAACACGTCAGCGCTACGGCTTCAGACGATCCCGGATACCGACGATCTGCACGACGCGCTCACGGCGGCTGAGTTGTCGTTGACGACGGCAAGCGGTCGCCAGCGCGTCGCCATTCAAGGTCGGGTTACCGAGCTACGGCGCCAGATCGAGCTAGCCGCGATCCGCGATGAACTGCGCGAAAAGCGGCCGGTAGATTGCTGGTGTCTGGGCTACGGTGGTCGACAGCCGCGCTACCTACCGAAACCCACCGGGACATACGACGACGAAGCGCACGCCGGTGTCGTGGAGGAAATCGAGGTTCTGCGCGAGCACTGCACGTGTCGTGAGGGCAGGGCACGCAAGGCACGAGACGACGCGGCGATAGCGGTTGGCCGGGCTGACTACCGACAGCGGAAGGTCTCACGCGTGCTGCGTGAATCCGGGCTGCCATCACATTACGAGTCGTATTCGTGGCGCGATCATCCCGACCGCCGGGCCGCCCGCAAGCTCGCGGAATGGCTCGATATGACGGTTGAGTACCCATTCGCGCTGATCTGTGGCAAGGCCGGCCGGGGTAAAACGTCGCTAGCGGCCGGCGTGGGATTCGAGCTTGCGCGACGCGGGGAGTCCGTAATCTTCCGCACGCTGCCGGATTTCCTGCAACTGCTCAAATCCGGGTTTCCGCCCGATGCCGATCCGTCAGAAAATCAGATACTCGACACGCTGAAGAATGTGCCGTGGCTGATCTTCGATGACCTGGGCGCGGAAAAGCCGACCGACTACGCCGGGGACCGGTTCTACCAGATCGTCAACCACCGGCATAACTTCGGGCAAAAGCTCGGGCTACGCACGTTGTTCACGTCGAACTACCCGCCAGCCGGCGATCCGACGTCAGCGGATCCGGAGCTACGGGTTGGGCTGGTGGATCATCTCGGAGACCGTTTGTTTGGGCGCATCCGACGCATGAGCGGACGGCCGATCATCATGGATGGCCCGGATCTGCGCGATTAGTGGTCCCGGGTGCTTGCGTGGTAACGGCCACGCGTGTATACTGGCAACGGCGGATCTGCTCGGCCCAATGCAGGAGGGCTGAGCAGATCACTACAGGGGGCAAGACGTGGCGATTGCGCTGTACACGGATGGCGGTTTGCTCGGGCGGAATCCGACCCGGCAAGCCATCACGTGGGCGTGGTGCCGCGTCGAGTCCGGCGAGATTGTGGCCGAGCGTTGCGGATGGATCCGGGCCAGCGAGCTACCCATCCGCCCCGATGTCGGCTGGCCCGAGGGCACGAACAATCAGGCCGAGTACTACGCGATTCTCGACGGACTGGAACATCTCGGAGACACCGAGCATGTCACGGTCTGGACGGACTCGCGAGTAGCCTATGGCTGGTGGACGGATAGCCGTAGCTCACTGCGCAGCATCCCGGCTGATTGGCGCATCCGTCAGAACCGACAGCTACGCCGTCGTGGCGCGGTCACTGCGTGGCAGCACCTACACGGCCACCCAATACAGCGCAAGCTCGCGGAGCAGAAAGAGAGGGCAAGCCGGGGCGAGGATATCAGTCAGGACGGGTACAGCGAATACAACGTCTATGTGGATGGGCTATGCCGATCCATGACCGCGCTAGCCGAGTTAGCACTACTGAGCGAACGAGAATTCGGCACGATGCGCGGCGGTGAAATGTCATCTCAGGATGACATTTCACACACGAACGAACACGGAAGGTACTAACATGCCAAAGTCAGCGAACAAGACGGCAGCCGACGACAGCGCGCCGGTGGCACCCGAGACAGCGGACGAAGCGCCGGCGACCACAGCTATCGCGGCCCGCGATGACACGCCTATCATGACGCTGAAGCGCATTCAGTTCACGCGTACCGCGGCGATCATCCCGTCGCGACTCTCTATCGAGGACTGGAACGAGGTTACCGAGACAGTCGGTCAACTGCGCGAGGTCTCCCGGTTCTGGCAAGGCGACTTGCTCAACGCCGGCGAAAAGCGCTACGGCCAGAAGTACGCGCAAGCGCTCGACGCGTTCGGACTCGATCCGGGCTCACTGCGCAACATCGTGAGCGTGGCCGCGAAGTTTCCGCCTGAGCGTCGACGGGTAGAACTGACGTGGACGCATCACCGGGCCGTGTCATCGCTGCCGGACGATCAGGCGGATAAACTGCTCGATCGGGCTATCGCGGACGGATTCAGCGCAACCGAGTTGACCGCGATCGTCCGCGAAATCAAGGCCGGTACCGGCAACATTGACACCATCGCCCCGGCCGACGTGGCGCGGCCACGATCGAACGGTACCGCGCCGGCCGCTCGCGTAGCTCCGAGTGGCACGTACGAAGGTGAGGTCATCCCAGAGACGCGGCCCATCTCTAATGACGACTGGGAGTGTGCGTCCGAAGAGTGCGAAGCGTACTACCCGGTCATGGCGTGGCACTGCCCATCGTGCGTCCGTCATTGGGTAATGGATCTTGAAACATGCCCGGCGTGTACCGGCGCGGCACCGATCGAGGACGCCAGCGCGTCAGTGCAGCCGGACCTGATCATCAGCCCATCCGATCGGACCGGCCCGGCGAACGGCGCGGCCGTGCTTGACGCCATTATGCGGCTCGCGGAGCTTCGTCAGACCGTCACGATTGAAACCGTCTGGGCTGACGTGATGTTCCCGGACACCGGGGCGCCACTGCCGTACAGCGAGATCGAAGCGAACGTGCTGGCCGCTCACGACTATCTCGGGCGACTGGCCGAGTACATGGCCGAGCAAGGCGAGCCGGAGCGTGTTACGGTGCCCGAGACGGCCGAAGACGAGCCGGAGGCCGCCGAGGACGACGAAGCCGCGCCAGACGACGCTGAGGACGACTCAGCGGCATCCGACGACGAAGACGACGACGAAGACGACGACGTAGCCGAGCGTTTGCGGCAAGAGGAAATCGATCGCGAGGAAGCGGACGCGGCAGCCGACGCGGCCGAGCTTGCGCAACTGGCCGAAGCCGGCGACGAAGACACCGAAGCCGGCGAGCAGACCAGGACCGTTGACGCGTCGCCGGTGGTCGTTGATCAGGCGGCCGTGGCCCGCGATCTGACGGCAAAGCGTCAGGCGGCCCGTACCCTACGTCCGGCGGCGACGCGGCCGGCGGCTGTGAACGCGGTACCGAAGCCCGGCGCGTCCGGACGACGGCCGGCGCGATCGGGGCGAGGTAGCTAACCGCCGTACGCACGTACGCACGGCAACACGAACGTACAGCCCGACACACGTACAGACCAGCACTCGTAGTAGCGGCCCAACGACCGCACGACATCACATACCAGCGCTCTTTTCACACGACACGGCAGCCGACCATACAGTTACACATACGATCGCGCAACCGCGCGGGGAGTACGTCAGGTGATCCGCTCACAGACTAGGTGCAGGGGGCCGCCTACGGCCAGTGATCAGACCGGCGATATTGCACAGGAGCCCGTAGCCGTGAGTAGCCTACCCTTCCGCGGCTACGGGCATCACACACGAAGACAGGGGTACACACGTGGCGATCAACAATAACGTGATTCAACTGGCAATCATCACGACGGTTGCCGAGTCCGGCGAACTGATGACGACGGAGGTTGTCGAGAATGTCGCGGCGCTGCATCAGCCCGACGACGAAGCGGACGCGAAGCGCCTCCGTACGCAGATTGAGCGTCAGATCATCGTGCTTGACCGTGACGGCAAGCTCACGCGGCGCAATGCCGAGTCCGGCTGGCAGATCACGGCGAACGGCCGTAGCTCGCTCGGAGACATGCAAGCGAAGCTAGAGTCTCGCTACGTGGCGCCATACGCGCAGTACGCGCCGGTGGTCGCCACGCTGGAATGGGTGACGGCAACGCTCGGGCCGATCACGGAGCCCGGCGAGCAGGGCATCGCGTTCTTTCCGCGTCTGAAAGCGCGCATGCGCAACCCGAGCGACAAGACGCGGTTTATCGAGCCCGGCGGCCCGATGATCTGGGGTGGATGGATTCGCGTCGCGCTGATGAAAAGCGCTGATCAGATGGACTCAACCATTACGATCGATCGTGGCGGTGTCCGTCGCACGCTGCCCGACGTGGCATGGTCCCATGTCGGCGTTGGCCCGATCGTGTTTCCGCCGGAGACCGTGATCGGCAAGTCCGTCCGTCGACCGACCAACGTCCGCGGTCAGGCTGTGGGCGAGATCATCCACGAGTCCATCTGTGATGTCGTGAGCACGCTGCATATGACGGTGCCGCTGTCGCACTTCTCGACGTCATACCTCGTGCGCCTGTTCGATCAGGTCGAACGGACCGGCATCAGCGCGGCCGGCATGGGCAAGGGTGGCAACTGGGGACTCGTGATCTGTCACAGTCTCGTGGTGGACGGTAAAGAGGTCTGGCCGTACCCGACCGCGCCGAGCGTCACCGCGAGCGTTCAAACGAGCGCCAGCACGAGCCGACCGACGAACGAACCAACACCCGAGCGAGCGGTCTACGCGGCGCTACCGGTGGGCGCGGCTGAGGTTGACCCGCGCGCCCGTGTGGTGGGCAGCGTCCGTCGAGTCAACGGCGCCGGCTAGTTCACCCGAGCATGCACGCTGACGAACGCGCGTGGCTCACGAACAATCCGGCACACGCGATAGCGTACGTGCAAGCGTCCGGACGGTCGACAGCGTAGCCTTGCAACCTCGAAGACTCTAGTACGTCCGCACAGCCGTGCTATCGACAGGACGGGCGAATCATCGGCCCTGACACCAGACGGGCGAACGAACGATCAGACGGCCGTATAAGGTAACTGAACGATCGTACTTGCAGGTAGGCGAACAAGCCGACGTGCATGCTAGCGAACAAGCGCCTACTCTTCCGGACGAACGAGCGTACCGGCTCACGAGCGACGAACCCCAGAACCCCACAACATTGCCATAGCCCGGCTGGTACCTGATACGGCCAGCCGGGCACCACAACTGAGTAGCGCCAATGACGACGGGCGCGTCTCGATCATTCTGGCGAACAGCCAGCCATACGCACCTATCGATCTTTCCCCCGATACCGACTCGCATCCGTCCGAACGAACCGTTATCTGATCGCGCGGGCCGATGTTCATTCAGACATGCGATCATGATCGCGCGCAAACGAACCGAGAAAGCCGCCAGTATCCGAGTCCCGGCCCTGACGATCGCCGGGCGCGGCGAGTGAACGCACACACGAGCACCCTACCGGACGGGCAATCACCCACTCTAGCCGCTGAGCAGTCATCCGAGCGGCTTACCGAGGGCGCGGTCGAACAAAAGAACGAAGCCCCGGCGAGCAATCGCCGGGGCATCTAAACCACCAGGGGGATATATGCTACGAATCATCGACGTCGAGACGGGCGAACCGATCGCCATAGCCGATGCACTACAGATCGATGATGATCTGTACCTGAGTCCGGATGACCTGATGGCGCGGCTGATGAACGAGCAAGCCGCCGGTACTCTCAGGATTGAGCCGAGCGGCGACGCACTCCAGCGAGCACACGTCAAGGGCGAGCTACAGCGCTACCTACAGACGGCTCGGCAGGACGGTGTGCGCTCGTTCGCGGCGGATCGGCGCGGCGGCCGTGTCAACGTCAGCCGGCTGTCGCGCATGATGGCCGCCGACAACATCCACAAGCGCGAGACGATCATGTCGATACAGCGGTACCTCTCGATCGAGGGCCCGGCCGCGTACCGCTCTCAGGTTGCGCTACTGGTCACGCTCGATCCGACCATAGACGAGTCGGCGGTTGCCGCCGAAGCCGCGGCGGCCGTAAGCTCGGCTGTGATCGAGGGCGCGGCGATTGGCCGGCGCGTATCACTCGATCGATCGAACGCCGAAGCCGTCGCACAGGAGGGCGAACAGGCGAGTTAGCGGGCTGTAGGACGAGCCCTTGACCGAACGTGCCAAACCTACACGCGAACGACACATCCCGTGCTGTCGTGCTACCATCGTGGCCGAGCCGACCGCACGCACAAACGAGCGCGATAACATCCGATCGAACATGCCGGCGTACCACCGTCAACGCGACCGAACGTACGCACATCCGTTCTGCCGCGATCATCGTACGGCCAGCCATCCGACATAGCAAACGATCGTACGAACAGCCGACCATCCGACAAAATCAGATCCCCGGACGTGTGCACGGCCACAACGGCGATTCAGACAAACGGACAAACGGTCAACCATCCGCCATCACAAACGTACAACCCGTCCAACATAGTCACTCGCGGGACAACCGCACAAACGTGCAACCGGGCAGCCACACAGAGGTAACGAGACGATGCGCACCTACCTAGCCGGGACGAAGGTCGAACAGTTCAACGGGATAGACATCTATCTCGACACTGAGTCCGGCTCGTTTATGGCAAGGGTAGGTCAGAAGATCGTCAGACGTAAGGCGCTGGCCGAGCTTCGGCGCTTGATCGGCCGGCTTGCTGTCGATCCGGTCGCGCTCGTCTCGTTGCCGTGGTGGTTGGACAGCCGCGTACGTGAAGGCGCGTACCACAACACAGTCAGGGAAGAGAGCGCGCGTAAGCTCGAACTACCGCGGCGTCACCGGGTTGTGGAAGTCGTCACACAGGACGGACACGAGCGGTATCGTAGTGAAAGCGGCGACCTGATCGGTAACAGCGATACCAACAAATTCTATCATGATGACCCGGTGTTGTACGCCGAGATCGAGGCGCTACGGGCCGAGCGTGACGAGACCGTGAAAGGATTTGTAGAACGGTACGTCGCCATCCTGGCACGATACCGACCCTTCGAGGGTTTCCCGAAAGCACCGGCACCGAGCGATGGCCGGATCCTACCGAAGAAACGGAGTCAGACATGACACGCATGACACGAAAACTCACGATCGCTTGCGCCATAGCCGCCGCGTTCATGGGCATGGTTGGCACGGTGGCCGCGGTGGTCCGCGCGAACGAATCCGAACACTTGCCAATCATCGTTGGCCCGCTCACACCGCCAGATCAGGCATACGTCCACTGTGCGAGTCCGGGCACGGCTCAGCCGGTGCAGATCCGCCCCGAGCTTGTGTTAGTGATCTGTCGCGAGCCAACGCCGGCGCCATTGCAACCGAACGAACCGGCGAGCGCTGGCCGCGCGATCGATGCTCAGCCATCTTGTAACGGACGAAGACACTGCCATGACTGACGATCCAGCCCCGGGTATCGAGCGAGCGCGCCAGATGGCTCGACGGCTACGGATTCCGTGCGAGATCCGCATTTCGCCGGCCGCGTTAAATCGCCTATGTGATCGCGAACAGGGATTCGCTACCCGCGTCAACCCGGTGCGTAACGAGATCATGGGTATACCGTTCGTGATCGTGCCGGACGATCTGTTGCCGGAACGTGGCTGGCGGATCATTGATACCGAAGGGCGAGACGTCGATGGCTGAGCGCATCCTACCGCGCCGGCGCCAGCAACCGGCCCCGGCGCCCACTACGGCCGTAGCTCAGCCCGAGCCAGTCATTCACGTGATGCCGGAACGGCAGGGCTTACCGCCGGCCGGCATCACGTGGGCGGATGTCAGCCGGCGACGGAAGTCGATGCCGCCGGGCGTACCGTACTGGTGTGCCGCGTGCGGATCGATGGTTCTTGATTTCGACTGGCCGAGCTACACGGCACGCTGTCTGTCCGGATGTGTCGTTGAGCGAACACAGCGGCCGGTGGCGATTGCACCGAACAACCCAAACGATCGCGCGTGGTGGTCGCCGCTCAACCTGGGGCGGCGCCGGATCGTGCAAGCGGACGACGTCAAGCGCTGTCCGTTTTGCGAACAGGCCGGCGTCGAGATCAACGAAGACGGCGAGTTTTTCTGCCGGAAGACGCGTCGAGCCGATGGCGAGTGGCGAGTTATCGGCTGTGGCATGATCTGGCAAGAACGGCAACAGGGGGCATGATGAGGACCATTGTCAGTAGCACCGAAGGCGTCAGCTACGAACCATTGCCCGGCGAATCATTCGGGACATCCGAGCCTATCGGAACGTCTGACTACTACGTGCCGGCGATCGAAGAGGGCATGCAAACCTTCGAGGTTGTGTGTGAGTACGCGGCACGGTGGCTGTGGGCAGTCGCACACGTGGCGTGGGCGCTCGTGGCCGCGAGTCTGGCGCTGTCGGCGTTTATCCTGATCGTAGTGGGAACGTCGCGTACCGTGATCCATCTCGCCGGTATGTAGCGATGATGGCCGTCTACGTAGTCGCCGGCCTCGCGTGTGCGCTCATGGCAGCCGTCGTGATGGCGTTCCGCAATGGCGTCCGGTTCGACAACCCGGTACTCCTGGTGTTGTTCACGGTTGCCTGTTGCGGCATCATGGTTGCTGCCATCGGACTCGAAATCCTGACACAGCAACAGCGCACGCTCGCTGAGGTACGGCGTAGTTTTACAGCGTTGGCCGATTTTCTGAACGAGGAACGGGGCGAACGACTTGACCAACGACTCCCGGACAAGCCCAGACGGAAGCCCGAGCCGAGCACAGCCCGTGTCATCCGAAGTACCGCGAGCCGTAACACGGATTCTGCCGCGGGTCGTTGACCCGTTCACGCGGCCGGCTGAGTCTGGCATGAACGAGTACCTACCCGAGATCAGCGAATCCACGTGGCAATCTCAGGTGTTCGGGCTATTGCGGATGTTCGGCTGGCGATGGTGGCACGACGACGCCACGAACAACCGCCGACGCTGCCGCTGTGGTGGCGAGTGGGTATGCTCGCGCGACCGCCGGCACCCGTACACGCAGATCCGTAACCGGCGCGGACTGCAAGACTTGATTATCTGGCGCGGCCCGTTCATGATTCTGGCCGAGCTAAAGCGACAGTCTGGCAAACTCACGGACGATCAGCGCGACATAGCCGAATCGATGGCAGACGTACGGTATACGCGCTCGACGGTCTGGCGGCCCGGCCACTCTCAGGCCGTGGCCGACATCTTGAGAGACCCGGCGGCAGCGTTCCGGCGAGCATTCGAGGCAACCGGCCGAGCGTGGCCGGGCTAAATGTCATCCTGGGATGACATTTCAGGGGGCAGACGATGACTCAGAAGCGCATCGGTATATTTGTCAGCACAGACTATGATGGCGTGATGGTCTGGGATGGCGACTCGGGTGGACTCGTGGCACTGCCGGGCCTCATCCGGGTTGATCCTGAGCGCGGCATCATGATCCATCCGTCCGTTGAGATTCTCACGGTGTTGATTACCGCGATGGTGACGACGCCGGACGGGCAAGACACGGCCGAAGCGGGCGAGCCCTACTGTCTGGCCGATGCGCCGGTTTTCATGTCACCACGGCCCGCTATGGAGCAACCGGGGGCATCTGATGAGCCCGCGCATGGACGTCACCATACGTTCACGGCGACTGATGCCCCGGATGCCGTGCTCAGTGTGACCGGGACACAATGGCTGTACTTCGGCCCGAGACAGATGTCAGACATCATCGACGACATGCGCGAGGAACTGACACACGATGTGCCAGAGGCGCTAACGCGCGGAATCGACGGCGCTACGTTCCGCATGTTGACCGAATGCGATCCGCCGTTTCTGTACCGGTTCGACTCAGATCCGGACGTAGCTCGACGCGGTGAGATGAAGGCGCGCGAACGTGTCGAGCGCGAGGGCAGCCGTCTACCACCCGCCACGCTGAAATGGGACGGCGAGAAGATGGTGCCGATTGATGAATAGGCGCGCACCGAGTCCCATCGAACACGTCGTGATGGCTCGCGCGGAAAATGAACGTCTGGCCCACCATTACCTCAACGTCGAGATGGGCCGGCTGTGCGAGGCGTGGGCGCGGCTGAACGAGATCACGGCGCAGCACGGCGAGGGCTCGCCGCTCGCTGACATTCAGGTACAAAAACTCGCGGCATTCCTGAGCGTCACAGACGGCGCCGTGCGCGACTACGCGCTGACACGGTATGCTAGATCGGTGGCGACGCAGTGCGCGGAAGAGTACCGCAAGCTAGACAGGGGGAGATGATGGCGCAACACGATTTTCCGCACGATTTCCCGGGCGACGTCGAGTCGTTGCTGCCGGTGACTGTGGCGACGATTTGCGCGCGAGACGGTGCCGGGCCGTTTGTGACGATCGAACAGGCGGCCCGGCACCTAGTACAGTGCGCGCTGTCGTGTGCGCAGTGTCGCGAGTCGGCTGCCGCGTGGCTGGCTCGACTGCCCGAACCAGGGGGCGACGATGTTTCTACCGTTTCAGTGTCCACGGTGCGATCAGACATTCAGGAATCAGCGGCGGCTGTGGAACCATCCATGCCCGGCGAGCAGGTGGGGACGGACGGCGCCAGAACAACGCCAGCGTATGACGTTGCCATTGAATCGACGGGCGCGTGTGGCAAGTACGTCGCCGGCGGTTACGGCGTGTGCGCGACGTGCGAACGTGACCGCGTAGATCACGGCGGCGTCTGCGAGGAATACGACCCGGCCGGACCCGGCAGTCAGGCCGAGTCAGACGGCTATCCTCAGTGCGCGAATTGCGGATACCCGCGGATCAACCATCCCGGCGTGATCGGCTAGCGCGATGCGGGACCGTATCATGCCGCGTCGACACCGGATCAAACACACGGACGAAGAGTACCGCGAGCTTGCTGCCCGAGCCCGCGCGGCATTGGCCGAAGTCGACGCGATACCACACGCTCAGCAAGTGCAGACGCTTTGCCGTCTGATCGCGTGTCAGTCCGTGTACATGACGCTCGGCGCTACCGCTCAGGCGGCCGAGTGCGGGACACTCGCGTCTGTATGGCTCGCCATTGCCCCTACGGACGTCGTTACGGCGTTTTGCGCGGTAATGGGTGTTCCGGTACCTGAAGCGCTCTCGAAGCCGCTGGCGGCCCCGTGAGCGGCCGTATCCTGCCGTTCCGACGACGCCAGTCTGACGATGTCTCGCCGGATTGGCTCAACGAGTGGCCAGACGAGCCGGCCGAAATGTCATCTCAGGATGACATTTCGCGTCCGGCCGAGCCGCCGAGCCCGCGAGCACAGGGTACATGGAAGGACGGCACGCCGAAGTACCTCACCAGGACCGGCGCACCGATCCCACCGGAGTACGTTGGCAAGACGTGGCCATTCGTCACCAGCACCGGAACGCAACATCTGGACGTGCCACCGATCCACAATGACCCGTTCGAGATCACGGACGAATTCCTGGCATTTCAGCGCGAGCACGGCAAGCGACTGCACGAGCTTCACCCGGAGTATTTCTGCCACCGTAAGCGGAACGGCGTCGAGTGCGGTGGCTGGCTGAACTATCACAACGTGTGCGGGACGTGTCTTTGGCATGCCGATCAGGCCGCGCGCCTGAACATGCCCGGCGTGGCGCGTACCTCAGTCAGAGGCGATGCCGAGACACCGGCTAACTACAGGTGCGAGCAGTGCCGTAAGGGCTTCAAGACGCGTCAGAAGATGCTCGTTCACGAAGCGGCCGGCTGTGGCTCGTGAGTGCGAGGTATGCGGCTGCAATCTGGTAGGCGAATACGAGCCAGACACGTGCTCGTGTTGCGGATATATTCAGGGGGACAGAACCTATGCAAGGATTACAGCAGACGAGCGTGTGCCCGATCGATGGGCGCGAGACAACGAATGGTCTAACCGCGATCCCGGCGTGTGATGACCATTGGGACAACCCGGAGCGCGCGATCAGCACGCTACGCGAGTGCGCCGAAGCGCTGGCCGAGCTTGACGGGATGGGCATCCCAATGGCCGCGAACGGAGTGCCACAGCGGGTCTGGGATCGCATCCACCGGGCCGCCGGCGTCTATCGGGTGATGATGGCGCAAACGGAGACGATCGCGGCCGACGTGGCGGCCGAGTACGCGCCCGTCTTCGAGGCTGCCGAGCAGATCAAAACGCGCCTACCGTGCCGCGTCAACGCATCGTGCATCATGGGCGACGGCCACAGCGGTCACTGCATCGATTTCAGGGGGCAGACACTATGACAGCCGAGTGGGTAGACGGCGACCTACTGAAGGCGTACCGGGACTCATCACAAGCACTTGACGATGTCGTGATGTATCTCGGGCTTGAACGAGTCCGGAAACTGCTTTTACCAGAGACAGCCGAGCGCGTAGACTCCGCGGTGACACGGTTGCGGATGATCAGTCCGCGCCGGTTGATCTCGCCGGAGCAAGGCGCAGCCGTGTTCACTATCCTCGTGAACGGCCCGACACTGTTGCAGGTAGAACGGGCCGCGCTATCAATCACTGAGCCGTACGTGCTGATGGAATGGCGCAACCACAGTGGCCCACCGGGAGCACTCAAATACGGCGCCAGCGCGCCGTACCGGTGGGTGTTCATCGGCGGCAAGATCGAGCCCGGCGAAGACGCTGAAATGTGCATGCGTCGGGAAGCCCGCGAGGAACTGGGCATCATCGTCCGTAATCACTTCCGGGTGCCACATCCGCCCATATACGCCGATGGTCACCAGGACGACCCGGCGTGGCGCGTGCATCCGTTCCTGATCATGGCATACGAAGGCCAGCCGAAACAGCGCACAGCCGCGCAGATACAGCTACGGCCGCTCGCTGAGGTGATGCACAGCGAATCGGAGTCTACGGCACTGATCGCCCGAGCCATCTATCACGAGTGGACAATCATGGACAGACTGTCCACTCAGGCGCAGTACGATTACAGAGACACACTGGCCATCCGCGCGGCCGTAGGACCGTGTCAGGTGGCGTCACGCTGTACGTACCCAAATGGTCACGCCGAACGCTGCCACGATGTGAACGGCAACGTACTGGCCGATGCCGTGGGAACAGACAGCTAGCATGCCGGGCCACAAGTGGGCACCCGGCGAGTCTGGCAACCCGGCCGGCCGGCCCAAAACGCGGCTTGTGTCCGACGCGATCAAAGCCGAGCTAAAGAAGACGGTCCGTGCTCGCGGCGTGACCGTCACGAAAGCTCAGCAGATCGTCGGGCGCATGATGCGTATAGCCCTGCACGGCGAGGACCGGGATTCGATCCGGGCCATTGACTGGCTCACGAAGTACAGCGAGGGCAACCCGGTCCAACCTGTCGAGCTTGACGTTACGGATTTGGCCGCGAGGCTATCCGCCATGACCGGGCTCCCGGCCGGCGTACTGATCAAACGAGCACGCGAACTGCGCGAGGCAATGGGACCGACCGGTGACACCTACGACGCGCCGGCCGATTCCTACGAGCGGATACTGCCACGACGACACGATGGGAGTGATGACGACGATGGATGAGAACGCGAACGGGCACATTCAGATCGTGGGTGACGACGATGACGAGGAATTCGAGACGCCGGAGGAAATCGCGCACGCCATCGCCCGCGTGTACAAAGCACTGATCAGGGAAGAGATCAGTCCGGACACAGCGTTGGCGCTGGCGCGATCGGTAGCACCGATGGTCGGCTACGAAGTCGTCAAGGGCAAGGACAATACGTCAGACTGGTACATGACCGATCAGCGCGAGTACGTGAACCATGAGGCGCGGAAGGAATCACAGGACGACTAGCCGTGCCGACACGATACATGGACGACGGTCTGATCAGCGCGCTATGGGTAGTGGCTGGTCAGGCCGTGGAAGAGAACGAATCGGAGCGGCTGAAGGGCGAGCAATCGTCTCAGCCGCTCCCGGTCTATGACATCGGCACCGATGCAGAGTTAGCCGAGACAGTACGCGAGTTGACGGGCTTCGTGATCCCGGCTCGGCGGATCTGCCCGAACCACCGCGCACCGTTGGAAGCGTTCGCAGACGCGTTCTTTGCCCGAAGCTCAATGGCGATCTGGAAGGGCTCGCGCGGTCTCGCCGGTAAGACGACGCTGCTAGCGTTGCTGGCGCACATCGAGGCGATCCTACTGGGCGCGAACGTGACGATCCTGGGTGGCTCGGGCCAGCAGTCGGCGCGCGTCCACGAAGCACAAGATAAATTCTGGGCATATCAAAACGCACCTATCGACTTACTCAAGAAAGATCGAACGACGTACGAAACAGAATTGATCAGCGGATCTAAAACGATTGCCTTGCTAGCGTCGACACGATCAGCACGCGGGCCACATCCGCACCGGCTACGGATGGACGAAGTAGACGAGATCAGGCAGGGGATCATCGACGCGGCGATGGGCCAGACGATGGCGTCCGGTGGCATCCGAGCCCAGACCGTAATGTCGAGCACGCATCAATACCCGGACGGTTCCATGTCCACGATGCTGAAGCGAGCCAGCGATAAGGGCTGGCCTACGTACGAATGGTGCTATAGAGAGTGCTTGCAATCAAATGGCGGATGGCTCGAAGACAGCGAGGTAGACCGCAAGCGCGGCGAGGTAACCGCCGTGATGTGGGACACCGAGTACGAACTACAGGAACCGTCCAGCGAATCACGAGCCATTCAGACCACAGCCGTTGAGACGATGTTCCGCCGGGATCTCGGGCAGTACGCTGGCCGGCTGCGCGAGTACATCGAAATCGAGCCGCCGGTCCGTGGTGCTACCTACGCCAATGGCGCGGACTGGGCTAAGACGACGGACTACACGGTGGTCTGGACACTACGTACTGACGTCAAACCTATGCGGTTCGTAGCCTATCAGCGCGACGGCCGGCGCCCGTGGCCACAGATGGTCAAACTTCTGGACGATCGCAACGAGCGATACCCCGGCAAGTCGGCGCATGATGCCACCGGGCTCGGCGGTGTTGTGTCCGACATGCTGGAGTCAGCGGTAGAAGACAAAGTCATGGTCGGGCGCGGACGGTCCGACATGATCAACGAGTACATAGCGGCAGTTGAAAACGAAGAGATCGAGGCGCCGTACATTGAGCACGCGTATGGCGAGCACAAATACTGCACTCAAAAGGATCTATGGAACAGAGAGGGCCATCCGCCGGACTCGTTTATGGCCGCGGCTGTCACATACTGGGCGCACAAGCACGGCAAACGAAAACGACGATGGGGGGCCGTATGATCAAACAGCTACGCGCGGCAACGACGTGCAAGCTCGGCCGGCACGACCGGCGGCGTGTGTCGTGGGTAGACGAGGGTTACGTCAGGACACCGAGCGGGGACGTCCTGTATAGCCAGCGCATGCACGGCTACCTGTGCCGATGGTGTGAGCCGATCCCATGCGCCGACGCTATCAGCATCAGAGTGGAAGGGAAGCCAGAAACATGGCCAACAGCATGAAATGTCATCTCAGGATGACATTGTTCCTGTACCACGGCCACGCCGGCGCCGTGCTGCTATGGATCGCGCGGGCGATCGCGCGGCTACTCACGTGACGTCTGATCTGCGATGGCTGTGTCACACTGTGCGGCGAGCGTCAGCGATTGCACGGCCCGAGTCGCGACCTATTGCTGTGCTGGAATTGCTACGCAAGGCTACATGGTATCCTTGACCGATCGGAGGGCTAAGCCGTGGGTATCTGGTCGGCTATCACTGGCGCGGTCAAGGCCGTTGCCGAGCGTGTGGGCAGCATTCGTTTCCCGCGTTCCAATCGTTGGGGACTGAGTTGGGCGAGCGGCGTATCCGTCGAACTAATGCGCCGACGCGTAGGCGATGGTACGTCAAGCTCGATCGTGATCGCGTGTCGCAACTGGATAGAACGAACGTGGCCCGAGGCGCCTATCGTCGTGCTGAAGCTCGACACAGCATCGGGGGAATGGAAGCGATCTGATACCCATCCGCTCGCGGTCAAGCTACGGCGGCCCAATCCGTTCTACTCGGGCCGACAGTTGATCATGGCGACCGTTGCTGATCGGATGCTGACCGGTAACTCGTATTGGATCAAAGTCCGCAACAGCAGTACCGGTGTAGCGCGAGGCCGGGTGCAAGAACTGTGGTGGGCGCCGTCGTGGATGATGCAACCGGACTGGCCGGTAGACGACGATACGGTCTACATCAGCCGCTACATCTATTCGCCGGGGCAAGGTGAACCGACGTACTACGATCCGTCTGACGTCGTCCACTTCCGCCGCGGATTCGATCCGCGAAACATCCGGCTCGGCCGTAACGACCTACGGGCGCTCTTGCGCGAAATCTTCACAGACGAAGAGGCCGCCGCGATGACAGCCGCGCTCATGGCAAATCTAGGTGTGCCCGGCGTCGTGATTAGCCCGAAAGAGGAAACCGACGCATCGGACGAGGAACTGAGCGGCATAGCCGACAAATTCACGGCGAACTACACCGGCGACAACCGCGGCCGTCCTATGGTCATGACCGGGCCTACAGACGTCAAAGTCGTGTCCTGGTCACCCAAGGATATGGATCTGAAGGGCATCCGCCGATTTCCCGAGGAACGCATCACAGCCGCACTCGGCATTTCGGCGGTGATGGTCGGACTGGGCGCCGGCCTCGATCGCAGTATCTATAACAACGTCAGCGAGGCGCGCGAGGCGAGCTATGAGGGCTACATCATGCCCGATCACGAAATGTTTGACGACGATATCAACCTGCAATTGCTCCCGGACTTTGACGACGAAGCTACCACACAGGTAGCTCACGACTACAGCAAGGTCCGGGTACTACAGCCCGACCATGACAAGCAGCATGCACGGGCGCGCGGCAACTGGCTGGCCGGTATCTGGACGCTCAATCAGGCGCTTATAGCAACCGGTGCAGATCCGTTGCCGGGCACAGAGGGCGACGTCCGCGCCATCCCGAACATTGTCACGCTGACCACACCGGAGGCGCTGGCGCTACCGGCGCCGTCTGCCGCGCCTACCGATGCCCCCCAGACACCACCGGCGGGCCAACAGACGGCCGCGAGGCGTCTGGCCTTAGTTCGGTACCTGGGCGCGCTCGGGGCCGCTCAGAACGGCCACACGAACGGCAACGGTAAGACTGCGGCTACGATCACGGCGGCCGATCTAGGCGACCCGCTCGCGCTGACCGACAGCGATCTAGACCTGTTGGCGGATGTTGGTTTGCCGGATCTGCCGGATGCATCGAAGTTGTGGGACGACGCGGCAGCCGGCACCGGCCTCGAAGGCTTGCTAGACGCCACACAAGACGATACCGGCGTGTAGCTCGCGAACAACAGGGGGACAGGCGATGTGTAGAGAGTGCTGCGCTAACGGGCCGGATCACGCCGAGCTTTACGCCGGACGCGCTACAGCGTTGGGTATATCCGATGATACGTCAGCTACGATCGCCGCGCGCTTCGGCTACTGCACCGGCCACGGAATACTAGTGTTTGCCGCGTCTATAGCGCGCACGGCCGAAGCGCTAAACGCGTTTGTCGCAACTCAACACGATGTGCCCGCTTGCTTCGAGGCTGATACGGTGCGCGGGGCGCCGCGCCAGCGATGGGACGACGGCCTACGGCGGCCGTGGTGGGCGCGATGAACGGCATGCGGTTCTATTGCGCGGACTGTGGTTCGTACGGTACCTCGCTGGCCGTACCCGGCCTGATTGGCACCGGCAACCTACCGGAGACGTGTGTCGCGTGTGGCAGTCGGCATATTGTCGAGCCGGGCCACGAGCGCGACCTGAGGGACTGGCCGCCGTTCGTGCTTGCTCCCGAACCCGGTCTGATGAATGCGTACGGACGGATGAACTGATGGCCGCGAGCGAGGCTGAACGAGCGATCCTTACCGTCAGTCCGTGGATACGGCACCACACATCATGCGAGATACCACAGCGTATCAGCATCCGCTGTACGTGTGGGCTACAGCGCGTACTCGAAAAGCTCGCGCCGGCAACGCTGAGCAAGGCGCGGTCAAGGCCGAAGGGGAAGTCTAATGCCGGACGTGTTCAACCACGACCCGAGGACGGGAACGTACCGCAACGTGACAACGGGCCGATTCATCAGCAACGCCGAAGTACGGGCCGTCGTGGACGTGCTGGCGGATAACGCGGCCATTCACAATCACATCCTGACGCAAGCGCTACGAAACGATCAGATCACGCTAGCCGAGTGGCAGACGCGCATGCTGGCCAACATCAAAGCGTCACACGTGGCGGCCGGCGTGGCCGCGCATGGTGGGCGCGGCGCCATGACGCCGGCCGACTGGGGATTCATCGGTCACGAGATCCGCGGCCAGTACGGCTATCTGCGCGACTTTGCCAACGGCATCGCGGCCGGGACTATTCCGCTCGACGGTCGACTGCCGGTCCGGGCCGCCATGTATGGCTCGCACAGTCGCGTGATGTTTGAGACAGTGCGGGCGCGAGACGACGCGAGCCGCGGCTATGACGAGGAGCGCAATTACCTACACGCCGACGAATCGTGCCCGGACTGCACGGCACTCAGCGGACAGTGGGTACCGCTCGGCACGCTAACGCCTATTGGCATGCGGCAATGTCTGGCGAACTGTAAATGTACGATCGCTCGGCGGAAGTCGCCGGCGACACGCGGTATCCGGATGGTGGGCTGATGGCGTACAAAGCACCGATGCCGGATCGTCCACCGCCACAGTTCGATCATGGTCCGAACACGCGAGCCGTGGCCGAGTACGATCGATGGGTGTACCGACTCGCCAATCTGCCCGATGGTGGTACCGGCTACGTCGTGACACGGATCGGACGCGACGTGTTCGTGTGGACGTGGCACGACGGCGTGATAGGCCGTGCTCGCGGCCGGTGGTTGTGGGTGGTAGACTGGCGGGCCCGGCGCAATCTGCGCGCCGGGCTGAAGGATCGTAAAAGGGGGGCATGATGGGACAGGCGAAAGTACGGAAGCTCCGCGGTACGTACCCAAAGCAGACGGTAGCGAAGTCGCCGGCACCGATCGTAGGCGACGACGGACTGATGACAGTTACGCTGAAGCTCGGGCGCAAGATCGAGAAGGTAACCGAAGACGGCAAGATCCTTCGTTCGATGATCCTGCACGCGTACCTCGCTGACGGCTCGCAACTGATCGAGGACACGCCACAGGGCAAGCGGCCCGTTGAGTGGGGATCGTCGCCGCTGTGGGTGGGCAACACGGTGGCCATTGTTGGCCGCTAATGGCCGAGTTACACGACGTCAATTGTGATAACGACGTCTGCCGGCACCGGCTCGCGTTGCGCTGGCGTCTACGTGGCCACGTGCTGGTCTTAGAGATCGTGTGCGCGGACAAACGCTGCCGGCGGTTCTACACTGAGAAAATCGACATACGATCGCTGCTCGACGGGACAATGTCATCTCAGGATGACAAGCCGTACGCGGCCCGTAGCGGCTACCAAAACGCCGACACGGACGAAGAGTCAGCTACGGACGTAGAACGGCCCTACGGCCACCCGGCGAGCCGTTGGAACCGTTCTAGACGGTGGGGCGCGAGCTAGGATATACTCAGTGCGCGAGCCGTGGCCGTGTCCGTTAGCGGCCACGGCTCGCGGCTACGGCTCGCACACACACATAGACGGGCGCTACACAGCCCCTTCGATGACCGGCGCATGGCAGCCGGCTACAGAAAGGGCTTTCGTCTATGCGTACCAAACGGGTCACGCTCAAGGCTGCCGGCGGCGTCCAGACGAACGACGAAGCCGGCACCGTTCGCGCACTGTTCAGTGTGTTCGATGTCGTGGACAGCGACAACGAGGTCACACTGCCATCGTTCTTCGAGGACGGCCAGCCGGTGCCGATCGCGGCATGGGGACATCGGTGGGGCGATCTGGCGGTAGGCAAGGGCGTTATCCGTGTGGAAGATGCCGGCGCCGTGCTGGACGGCCGGTTCTTTCTGGACACGACGGCCGGGCTCGACACGTACCGCACGGTCAAGAACATGGCCGAGCTTCAGGAATGGTCGTTCGGGTTTCAGGTACTCGAAGCCCGACCGGCGAAGCGCGGCGACCTGATCGTGACCGAACTGGTCAGGGGCACAACCTTCGAGGTATCGCCGGTCCTGGTGGGCGCGAACCGAGAGACGTACACCGAGTCCATCAAAGCCGGCCGGACGGATGGCGAAAAGTGCTACGGCGAGATGGACGGTACCGCGTCCGGCTCGTTTGAAGAACTGAGCGACCGGCTAGCCGAGCAGTTCCAGTCCGCGCAATCCGGCGACGGTGGCATGCACGCGTACGCGTACACCGTCGCGACTTACCCGTCTCACTTCGTAGCCGTGCTGTGGCGCCTCGATCTAGACGAGCCGCAATACTGGGACGTCAACTACTCGCTGAGTAGTGACGGTACCATCACGCTCGGAGACATGCGGCAGGTTGAGCCGCAAACGAATTTCGTACCCGTCAAGGGTATTGGGATCGGTTACGACTTGCACGCGGCCCGGGTCGGGCTCGTGGTGCAAGAGTACGTCAAGCGCACACAGGCCGGGTCGGCGTTGCGTGCGAGAGAGGGCCGGAAGATCAGCGAGACGCGACGATCGCAGATCGCGGAAGTCGTGACCGGGTTGCGGTCACACGCCGATCTGCTCGACGCGATCCACGCTGAGACAGCACCGGCAACGGACGACGCGGGTAAGTCCGGGCGCACCACGACGCTACGGCTACGCTCGCAATTCGATCGCACGCGGGCACGGATGGCACGCGAGCTAGGGGTATCAGCATGAAACTCGCGGCACTGCTAGCCGAGATTGAGGCAAAGCAAGGCGAGGTTACGGCTTTCTTCGATCGCGCCGACGACGAGCACGACGGCGACATGCCGGAGCCGGATCAGGAAGCCGTTATCAAGCTCAATCAGGACATCGAAGCGCTCGAAAAGAAGGCGCTACGGGCGCAAGAGCTTGAGGGCATCAGGACTGCCGGCGAGCGGCGTACGAACGACTTCCAGCAGACCGGCCAGCGTCCCCGGATGGGCAACGGCGGCAACCCGTCCGACAGCGAGTGGCGCAAGGCGAGCGCGCGGAAGACGATCGGGCAAATTGTCACGCTTGACGAAGCGTTCAAGTCGTGGCTGCACGAGATCCGGCCGCGCCTGAATGCGACGGCCGCCAAGGGCTTTCAGTTCACGAGCCCGGCCGTCGACATCCCGGACGTTGGCCTAAAAGAACTGCTCGGGATGGGCTGGAAGGATCTCGTCACCGGCGCGTCGAACACGTCCGGCGGCGCGCTCGTGTTCCCAGACATTCAGGCCGGGCTCGATCTGCTCGGCCGTCGTCCGCTCAACATCCGGGACATCATCACTATCGGTCAGACGAACAGTGATACCGTGGAGTACGTCCAGGAGACCAGCGAGACGAACAACGCGGCCGTCGTGGGCGAGGCTACGGCCACGTCTGGTAGCTCGGGCATGCTGCCGGAGTCCGGTCTGGCGCTCGTGCAGGTGCAAACGCCGGTCAAGGACATCGGGCACTGGATTCCGGCGACCACTCGCGCGCTGGACGACGCCGGCCAGATGCAGACGCTTATCGACAATTTCCTGACGTTCGGCGTACAGGAGTCTTTCGAGAATCAGGTCATCAGCGGCAACGGCGTGGGCGACAACTTCACCGGCATTGAGAACACATCCGGGCTTCAGTTGCAGCCGTTTGCAACGGACGTGCTGACCACACTCCGCAAGGCCCGGACGCTCGTTCGCACGGTGGGCCGCACGAGCGCGACCGCGTACCTGATGCACCCCAACGACTGGGAATCGATCGATCTCCTGACGGACAACGAGAATCGGTACTACTTCGGCGGCCCGTCCGTGATGGGGACACCGCGGCTGTGGGGTCTGCCGGTTGTCGAGAACGAGGGCGTCACGGAAGGGCGGCCGATGGTCGGCAACTTCCGTACCGTCGTCGTCTGGGATCGTCAGCAGACGTCGATTCAGTCCACGAACGCGCACGCGGACTTCTTTCTCAGACGGCTCGTGGCAATCATGGCGGTGGCTCGCGCCGCGATGGGTGTGATTCGCCCCGTCTCGATCGTGCGGACCGACATCACGCCGTAATCGACGGCGGATCATCACGCCGGGCCGAGCGGCCCGGCGATGGGAGCATCAGATGGGCTACGCCGATACGAACCTGAGCCAGTCGAGCGTGATTCAGGCATACACCATGCCAAAGGTGCTGACTGGTACCGCGACGATCTCGGATGCCGCGCAGACAGAGACGTCCGCGTTCGCAATCCTGACCATCACGCCACCGGCCGGCGTCGTGCTGAACGACGTCGAGATCATCCTGGATCTGGCAAAGGCTACCAACGGATTCGCGGCCGTCGAGTCCACCATCACCGCGCAGTTTGCTCTCAGTCGCAAGATCGATGGGACGAACTGGCGGCGCGAGGCGTACAACGAAGCCGCGTTGTCCGGCACGAACGCGGCCAATCGGGCACAGCGGCTCGTGGCCGGCACTGTCGGCCCGCAAGGCGTCCGCGTTGAGGCCGTGTTCTCTGCCGACATCACGGCGGATATCGCGGTTCCGTACGTCGTCCACTTCCGCGGCTCGGCAAACCCGACCATCAGCTAATCGCGCGGAACAATGTCATCCTGAGATGACATTTCGGAGGCACCGATGGGCTACCCATCCGAGACGCTGAACGGGCGCGGACGGCTCGATACCGTCGAGCACACCGCGAACGCGACGCTCACCCACAACGATATGCAGACGTTCCATTCCAACAACGGCGCGTCAGGCGTGATCACGCTGGCGCTGCCGGCGTCTCAGCCCGGCATGCACGTCTATTTCGGCGTGCGTGAGGCATTCGAGTTGCGGATTGATCCGAACGGTACCGAGACGATCAGTCTGCCATCGTCCGGCGTGCCCGGCGCGGCCGGCAAGTACCTGAGTGCCGACGCGGTTGGGGAATCCGTCCATCTGGCCTGTTTCGAGGCCGGTTCCTGGGCGTGCGTCGGCTACACCGGCACGTGGACCGCGGAGTCCTGATGTCATTCGACGGGGACCACTGCCCGCTGTGCAAAGCGGATGGCGCGGCGTGTGGTGGTCCCACGTCGAGCGCTATCCATCCGGTTGATACGCCATCCGCGATCGTCACACCAGGGGGTAACATGGCTGAGCTTGTGGCCGTCCAGTTTGGGCCGCGCGACATGCGGCAACTGAGCCGCGAGGATGCCGAAGCGGCTGTAAAGGCCGGACTCGGCGTGATCGTTGAGACGAAGCACACGCCGGGCCCGAGCGCGCTTGAAGCCGCGTTGGCACCGGATCGAATCATCCCGACGCGGCGATCCGCGCGAGCTATCACGCCGATGCCGTCCACTGACGCGGCGGCTACCGTGACTATCACGCCGGCCGACACCGGTACCGATCTGGGGCAAGGCTCGCATACGGTCGCCAGCACGTCGCCGGTGCTGACCGGGGCAACCGTCGTTGAGTCGCCGGCCGACATGGGCACGGATCTCGGGCAGGGCTCGCACACCACAGATGGCGCACCGTTGCCGGCCGACAACACGGACGACGACAGCGGCGAATCTGAGGGCAAGAACGACGACGACGCGTCAGACACCACGACGGACAGCAACGAAGCGCCAAGCGACGCCCAGGAGCAATCGGAGGCGTCTGACGGTGACAGCGGCACCGACAGCAAGGCCGTGGACGATGCACCGGCTGATAAGGCCGTTCAGGCGCCACAGCCGGGCTCGGCCGGGCGGATCGAACCACGCCGACGCGGTAGCAACTGAGGGCTGAGCGCTGATGGCATACATCACGACGACTGACCTACAGACGTTCCTACAGCGGTCACTGACCACCGCTGAGACCGCGCAAGCCCAAACAGCGATCGATACGGCAACCGCGCTGATCGATCGTCGGACGGGCAAGTCGTGGATGGGTGGCCCGGCTACTGTGTCGAACGAGATGGCTACCGTGAGTGGCGGCCGTCTGTTCCTTGCACATCCGCCGGTGCAGTCCGTGACGTCTGTATCAGTTCGTGATGTGGCCATCGGCGCGACAGCGAACGCACTGATAGCCGGCACATCGTACGAACTGCTCGACGCGGCAACCGGTGAGCTACTGGTAGCCGCGGCCGATGGTATGCGTGCCACGATCACGTACGTCACGGCTCAGACCGTGCCGGCGCACATCAAATACGCGGCCGAGTTGATCGCGGCCGGCCTGTTGCTGTTCAAGCCTGACGAGCGCTCGGGTATCAAGTCGTTCTCGGTACCCGGCGACTATTCAGTGACTTACACAACGAGCAACGTCATTCCGGACGAAGCGGCGAGTTTGCTAGGCCGGCCCGTGGTGAGGTTCGCCTAATGCCACCGCGCGCACTGTTCGACCAGACAATGGCCGTCTACACGCGCAACGCGGCTGATCGCGGCCAGTACACGACACTGGCCGCTACGGGTATCCCGTGTCGGCTACAGCATGTCATGAGACAGCCGGCGGCCACATCGGCGGATCGGCGCGACCTAGCGGCGAACCGCTCGATCATGTTCGATCAGTCCTACATTCTGCCCGAGGATAGCCAGATCGAGGTTACCGGGCCGCGCGTGGAAGAGAACCGAGACGGCACCGGGCCGGCGCGCTGGAACGTTCAGCGCGGCACACTGGCGATAGCTCAGGGACCGAACGGAAGCCCGTCACATAGGCGCGCTGAGGTTGTCCGCGCATGATCACGCGGTACGTCGTCCGATGATTCGGGATTGGGGCGGTGGGGCGAATGTCTGCCAGAGTGATCGCCTACCTAGCGCAAACGTGGTGGGGGCGGATTCTATCCGAACACGACACCGAGCCAACCGAGCTATCAGGCGGCTTGCTGAAACTTGTGCTCGGCGTGGTGTTGGTCGCGCCATTCGATACGTTTGGCAACTCGGTAGCTTTCCGGGATCTCAGTTTGCTACCAGAGTGGCTATTCGGGATGCTGTTTATCTGTATCGGCATTGGGCATCTTGCCGTGCTCAGGAATGGCTCGGAATATTGGCGCCGACAATTCGCCGGCATCGGGGCCGGGGTATGGTTGGCGCTGTCCGGCATCTTTCTACACGCGGTACCATCATCCTGGGCGGCGTGGGTATTTCTGTTAGCGGGAGTGTGGCAGTGCTGGTGCTACGTTCGCTTACGGGGGCCGGTGCGTTCGGCGGCTCGGTAATGGCATGGCAGTTCGATATGCCATCGTGGGGACAGATCGGCGCTGTAATCGGATGGTTCGGTGGCGGTGTTACCGTCATCAAACTCGTTGATCTCGTGTTCAAAAACAACGCGCGGAAGGACACATTTACCGCTGACTTGCAGACCGGGCTCCGTAAGTCGCTACTCGAACGGATCGAGGCACTAGAGAAAGCCGACGAAGCGAAGACGAAGCGATTCGAGGAACGCGACGAAATCCAGACGAGACGACTTGCTGAGAAAGACGCGCAGATAAATACGCTTATGGTCCTGAACGCTGAACAGCGCGGCATGATCGATCGTCTAACAGAAGAGAATATCAATCTGCGCAATCGTCACCACCGATTCGCTACCGCGGTACAGATTCAATTCGAACATCTACGCGCGGCAGCCGGTCTGAGTCCTGACGACTTCCGGTGGCCAGAATGGATCACACAGGACGTGGAAGGGCCGACGCGAGACGAAGCGCGACGCCGGCGCGAGTTACCAGCACCGGGTGAGACGCCATGACAAAACAGACGGCCGCTGAGATCGAGCAAGAGCTACGCGAGCGGTTCCCGAACGGACCATCCGGTCCAACGCAGACGATCATCGCGACAGCTCACACGGACGGCATCGTGGCGGTTGGGGAGTCCATCACGTTTCACACGCCGGGCGACAATCCGAATGTGCGCGTCGTTGCGGTCACGATCATGTCGCGTGTTGTGATTCGCGCGGTCAAGACGTACCTACAGTCACTCGTGGGTTTCCTGATCGCGGCCGGGTTCACCGGGGCGGTTGCGCCGGGCTCGGTTCCGTTGCCATTCCAGACGTTCACGGACGTACTGACATCGGCGGCTGTGGCCGCGTTGGTACCGGCGATCATGTCGGCGCTAACGAATCTGACGATCCTATTCACTCGGCTTGACGAGTCAAGCCCGAGCCTGATGGCGTAGGGGGTGCGCGATGTTGGTCCCGTTCGTGACCGTCGTCATTATTTGTTGCATCGTGATTGCGCTGGCGTGGTTTGCTGCCGCGACGATCCGGGATGCCGGATCGAAGGGTGGCGCACCGTGGGGCGTGACGGTGTTGCTGCCGCGTCTCGTGTGGCTCGCCGCGATCATCATTTGTTGTATTGCCGTGCTCAGGATCTTTGTACCGACGCTCGGGGGCATCTTCTGATGCAAGTGCTAATCAAGCCGTCTGGATTCATTCAGGCGGTATCGATGGTCAAGGCGATTGGCGAGGCCGGCGCCGCGCTCGGGGGAGACATCGCGGTCTGGGGGAGCGGACTGCCGTATTCGCGACCGATCGAGAAAAACGAATTCCTCACCGGGCCGCGACGTGGCCAGATCGCGCGTCGAGCCGGGCCGGCGCGGATGTTTGAGCTAGGCTCGGCACAAGCGATAGCCGAAGCGCCGGCCATCCTGTTCGCGGCCATCCCGAAGGGCGCGGCATCAGTCGGTCAGGCAAAGCGCAAGGTCAGAGACAACGGCGTCCGTTACATCCGCGAACGGACACCGGTCGAATCGGGCAATCTGCGCGAGTCTGTCGGCGTGATCACACGGCCGGGGACGTACTGATGGCCGATCAAATCGACTTCGAGGCCGCGGCGGATGGTCTGGCGGATCTGCTCATGACCATTCCGTCCATTCAACAGGTGATCATCGGATCGCCGGCCGGCATGTACTCAAGCTCGGCGGCTTGGATCACGCTAGGCGATCCCGGTGTGACAAATATGGTGCTTGCGGGAGGTATATACGAGTCATCCGCGAATCTGATCGTCTGGCTAGGCTACGCGCTGGACGATGCCGACGCAGAAAACGCCGAGCGGGTCACGATGCAGAACGTTGCCGAACTGATCCGCCGCGTAGCTCGCAACCGATCGCAGACCGTTGACGGTGTCACGCCGAACCTGAACGGATCGGTTACACGGATGGATCTGCCGCACTCGGCTACGAGCCCGGCCGATTACGCGATCATGAGTGGACAGACGACACGCCTGTTTCCTATCGCAGTGCCGGTGTATCAGCGAGAAAACTTCGGAGGCTAACCGGTGTCTGACAGTGATGCCATTCCCACGAATCAGCGGACCGGTGAGCCGCTGAAGTGGGCAACCTACATCGGAGACGGCAGCGAGCGGTACCACGGGGTACCGATGCGCGATCTTGACGAGGCAGACCGCAAGGCGTTGGAAGACGCCGGCGAGACCGCGCTTATCGCGGCTGTCGAGTCCGGCAACCTGTACCGTCTCACGCCGCGAGCAAAGGCCGAAGCAAAGGCCGAAGCGCCGAGCAAGACGGCCGACGTCTTGCCGGAGGATGACAAACCGATGGCAGCACCGGCAGCAAGCTCGGCGCGGCCGGCTCGGGCTGCCACGAGCAGCAAGGACGGTGATAGCTAATGAGCGGCGAGACGTGGGCCGGTAGTTTCCAGATCGGCAAGGAGGTCACGGAAGCGCTAGCGGTGGCGGCCACCCGGAAGATTTATTTCAATCCGGATGGCGCGCTCAGCAGTGCGCAAGATCCACGACCACACCGGTTCCTGGTCGGGCGCCGCGACAACGTGCTTGACTACACGAACGGTCCCGAGCAGGCCGGCGGCTCGGTTGGCATGCCGGTCAGCGCTGACGAGATGCTGGAAATGTTGGCGATCACGCTACAAGGCGGCGTGTCGCCCACAACACCGTCCGGTGCGACGCTGGCGCGGCTGTGGACGTACAAAGCGTCAGCAGCCGTCGATTCGGCCACGATCGAGTGGCACGACGGCGCCAACGTGTGGATTGAGTCCGGCGTCAAGGGCAATCAGTTCACGCTGACCGGCGCCGTAGCCGATACGAACATGATCAGCGTGGATCTGTTCGGCACGTCGACCGCGCACGGCTCGCTGACGGGCGCGCTGTCCGATCGCGTGCCGAGTTTCATGGAAGGTTGGCAGACTCGATTCTACGTCGACACGTTCGGCTCGGCGTTCGCCCAAACCCCGATCCCGGGCACGCTGATCAACTGGAACGTTCAGGTTTCCAACAACGACGAACGCAAGTACCGCGGCGACAACACGCTCGCGGCTCGGCGCGTGGCCGTGGGTGAGCTTGACGTGCAGTCGACCATCGTGTTTGACGCGGCGATGGTCAACCCGAACACGTCAAGCCCGTTCGGTATCGAGGAATTCGACCGGTGGAAGGCCGGTACAAAGCGCGGTCTGACGCTGGAATTCCTGGGCCCGGCCGATGGGATCGAGGCCGGCGCTAACGAAGCACAGACGTTCACGATTACGGGTACGCCGACGACTGGCGGCGTCGTGGCGAAGATTCTGGGAATCAACGTCGCGCTTACCTACAACTCGACGTCCGGTGCTGCGCAAAGCGCCATCAATCTCGCGCTCGTGGCCGCGCACGGCGCCGGCAATACCGTCACGGTCAGCGGTGGTCCGTGGCCCGCTACGCCGCTCGTGGTGACATTCACGGGCGCACAGGTCAGCGCGCGAGACATTCCGCTCACGACGGCTGTGTCAAGCACGCTCGACGGCGGCGCGACAGTCGGCTACGCCACGACAACGCCGGGCCGCTCGGGGCGCAAGCAAGTCCGGTGCTACATCCCGGGTGCGTGGACGGCCGTAAACCTGGGCGGCACGGATGGCGTCGTCCGTTCGTACGAATTCACGCATCAGGCCGTGTATGACCCGACGCTCGCGGCGATGTTCGCGATGGAGTGTCAGTCAAACCGTACTACCGCGTTCTAGGCGCGGCCCTACACATCGGCAACATGCCCGGGTGAGCTACAACGGCTCACCCGGGCTGTCAGCACTCTAGCAGGGGGCAGATATGCCAGACGAGATCACACAGCGACAGATTCCACGATTGCGGCTCGACAACCTACCGCGCCCGTCCAGCATGGCGGCATCGAAGCCCGTCAACGGTCCCGTGGACGACGTGATCGAGATGCCGCGTCCGGCTGGGGACGGTGCGAGCGGCGACTACTACAAAACCCTGGTGGCCGCCGGGATCAACCCGCGCGACCTGTTCGTGGCAGATCGTACGCCGTGGCTGGCCATCCACGACTTGCTGCCGAACGGCCGGCCGGCCGGGCAGTGGTCCAACCTGTTGGTACAGGTCTGGCTCGACTACCCGAAGGCGATTGCCGATCTGTGGACGCCACAGGAGGGCAGTGGCGAGGACGGCAAGGAGACGCCGGATGAAGCGGCCGAGCGGATGCTAGAAGCGTGCCGGGCCACGTTCCTTGCTCACGCGATTCGCAAGCCGGGCCAGAAAGCAAAGGACACGCCGGAGCCATTGCTGGACGCTGACGGCAACCCGGTCCCGTGGCTGAACCCGGCCACCGGCGAGCCGCACAAGCCGATCTCGTCAGAGGAATTCTGGAGTGAGATCAGCACGCCACTCGGCGGCGCGATCGTTCAGCGGTTCTTTACGGAGATGGCAGCAAACCCTACGTCAGGCGGCGCCTCATCACGGCGGCGGAATCAGCGTCGCTGAGAGTGATGCTCAAACAGACCAGCCCGCGCGGCCGGTCTGTTCCGTGGCTGTGGACACGACGCCAGATCGCTCGGAATTGGAACTGCAAGCCCGAAGAGGTAGACCTAGCACCGTGGTTCGAGGTCTACGACGAAATGGTCATGATGGGGATTGAGTCCGAAGCACAAGCGTTCTGGGCGAGACGTCGCCAATCGGCGCAACGAAGGTAGCCCGTGGGGAAATGTCATCCTGAGATGACATTTCCCCACGGGCGCGCTACGGGGGCAACAGCGAGCTAGACGGCTCAGTAGGCGACTGAGCCACTACAACGGCCCCACGGCCCGCTACGGGGCAACCGGGGGCATCTGGCGCGAGGGTGGCCCAATGGCAGACATGGCGAGTATCGCCACAATCACGTTTCAGGGCGTTGACGCTACGTCCGGCGTCGCTACTGGCGTGTCCAACGCGATCACGAGCGTTGAGGGTGCCGCTACTCGCGCCGGTGGCGCGCTCGTGTCAATGGCCGCCGGCGCCGCTAAACTTGCCGTTGCCGTTGGCGCCATCTCGTTCACGGCTGTGGCCGCCGGCATCACCACGAGCGTCACGGCTGCCGCGGGCTTCGAGAAACAAATGTCAGCGGTTACCGCTGTCATGGATCAGGCGCAACTAGCGGCAGCCGGTGGCGGTAAGGCGTTGGCCGATCTGGCGCTACAACTCGGCAAGGACACGAGTTTCAGTGCTCAGGAGGCAGCGCAAGGACTCGAAGAACTAGCAAAGGCCGGCGTGTCCGTCCAGGACATCATGTCCGGAGGCGCTAAAGCCGCGCTCGATCTCGCGGCAGCCGGCGGTATCAGCGTAGCCGACGCGGCCGGCATCGCGTCGAATGCTATGGCCACGTTCAATAAGTCCGGCTCGGAAATGGCCGGCATAGCTGACACGATCAGCGGCGCGGCCAACGCGTCCGCGATCGATGTTCATCAGTTCGGACTGAGCTTGTCCGCTGTGGGCGCCGTTGCACAGACAGTCGGCATCAGTTTCGAGGACACCGCCACAGCTATTGCCGTGCTCGGGCAGAACGGTCTGAAGGGTAGCGACGCCGGTACCTCGCTGAAAACTATGCTGCTCAACCTGAGCCCGGCCACGAAGCAAGCTAAAGAAGAAATGATGGCGCTCGGCATCATCACCGCTGACGGTAGTAATCGATTCTTCGATGCACAGGGCAAGGCTAAGGGGCTCGCGGATATCTCCCAAATCCTGCAAGAGGCAACGGCCAATCTGACGCAAGAGCAAAAACTCAACGCGCTACAAACCATCTTCGGTACCGATGCGATCCGGGCCGCGGCCATCATGTCCAACAATGGCGCTACCGGGTTCAACAACATGGCCGACGCGATGAAGGCGAGCGGCGGCGCCAGCGCGGTTGCTGATGCACGGCTGAACAACCTTGCTGGCAGCATGGAAAAGCTCAAAGGCTCGATTGAGACGGCTAGCATCACGTTCGGTCAGCATTTGCTCCCGAGCTTGAAGAAAGTAGCCGACGCGGCGACCGACATGGTCAACCGCGCGATACCTGGGCTTGACAAGCTAGGCGAGTCAGCCGCCGGCATGCTCGATCGATTCATTGATAAGGCGGCCGCCGCGATACCGGCTATCATGACCGTTGGTTCCTCGATCCTGAGCGTAGCTCAGAAGGCGCTACCGGTGTTCGTGACGGCAGCCGGCCGGGCGGCCGTGGCCGGCGAGCAGATGGTGGCCAAACTGCTCGGGCTATCGATCGCGGACTACGCAAACGAATGGGATCTGCTCGGCGGCATCATCACCCGATCGGGTGAACTGATCATTACTGGCGTGCAGGGCATCGTGTCAGCCGTACAGACCGGCTGGCCGGTCCTGGTGAGCGCATTCGAGACCGTCGAACCGATCGCAGTCCGGATCGGTAAGGCGTTTATCGACAACATCGCCACGCAGATCACGTTTATTACCAGTAGCGTGATTCCGCCACTCGTCTCGATCGTCCAGCAGACAGCTAGCGTATTCGAGTCTACACTACTGCCGGCAGCACAGAAGACGGGCGAGGTATTCCGTGGCGTTCTGGGCGACTCGCTAGCGTGGCTGGCGGCTACCGCGTGGCCGCCGCTCATGGCGATCGTCCAGCAAGCGGCGGCGTTCTGGACGGGTACGCTACTGCCGGCCATTCCGCCGTTGGCTGCCGCGCTACGAACCGCGCTAGGCGAGTCGTTGCAATGGCTGGCGACTACTGGATTCCCGGCACTGCTCAGCGCGGCGACGGTAGCCGTCAATTTCCTGTCGTCCACAGTGGTGCCGGCCATCGTGCCGGTAGCCGCCGCGATCCGGACCGGGCTCGGCGTAGCGATCCAATGGGTAGCACAGACCGGCTGGCCGATGTTCTTGACGGCAGCGACGGCCGTGTCATCGTTCATCACTGGCACCGTGATACCGGCCGTTCAGACGCTTGCCACGTGGCTACAGACAAATCTGCCACCGGCGATCAATAGCATACTGACGGTCTGGCAGACGGTACAGGGTAAGCTCGCCCCGATCGTTCAGGCGCTATTCTCGGGCGACATCAAAACGGCTATCAGCGGGCTCGGTACCGCGTTCTCCGAGTTTGCTACGCTGGCGATCGGCTGGCTAGGCGAGCAAGTTGCCGCGATCGATTGGGCATCGGTCTGGCAGCAAGCCGTAGACGTTGCCGTGGCGCTCGGCACGTACGTGGCCGGACTAACCGTCGACTTCGTGACGTGGCTCGGCGCACAGGTGGCCGCGATCGATTGGGCCGGAGTGTGGACGAAGACGGTTACCGTTGCTACTGCGCTCGGTACGTACCTCGCCGGCCTCGCCGTGGACTTCGCTACGTGGCTCGGTACGCAAATCGCGGCGATCGATTGGGCGGCGCTGTGGGCGAAAACGGTTACGGTGGCAACCGCGCTCGGCACCTACGTAGCCGGGCTAACCGTGGACTTCGCTACGTGGCTCGGGGCACAGATCGCGCTCGTGGACTGGGCCGCGCTGTGGCAACAGACAGTCACGGTGGCAAGCGCGCTCGGTTCGTATCTGCTCACGCTGGCCGTCGACTTCGCTACGTGGCTCGGGGCTGAAGTCGCGAAAATCCCGTGGCCGGACGTCTGGGCTAAGGTGGTCGGATTGACCGAAGCCGCGGCTACGGCGATTGGCGTGCAACTGGCCGCGATCGATTGGGCCGGCGTCTTCGAGGCTATCCTAGATTTTGACACGAAGTTCTACACGTGGATTACGGAACAGATCAAAGCCGTGGACTGGGCCGGACTGGGTACAACGACCGGCGATATGTTTGGCAACATGCTCACCGGCGCCGGCAATGGTGCTGCCGGCGTCGATTGGGCAAAGATCGGCGCGGACACCGCTAAGGCGCTCGGCGCGGCGCTCGGCGCGGCTGTGACCGCTAAAGAGGCGTGGGACGCATTCGCAAAGGGGATGCAGGACGGGTTTACAAAGTCCATCACGGGCATCACGGTCACAGACGCACAGTCCGCGCTCGGCAACAAGCTACTCGACATGCTAAAAGGCGCGTGGGACGACGCGACCGGCGGATGGCACCCGACGCTCCCCAACATATTCGGCGGTGGCACAAGCTCGGCACCGGCCGGTGCGACGCAGATGTCAAACCGAACCGGCGCACCGTCAGCGGCGACAGGACAGAAACCCGGCCCGTCTGCCACCCCGGCGAGCTACACGGCCGACTGGGAGAAGGAGGCGTACCAGGCCGCCGTCAAGGCCGGCATTGATCCGGTCCGGTTCGTGGAACAGATCCGCGAGGAATCGAGCGGTAACCCGAACGCCTACAACGCGAAATCTGGCGCTACGGGCATTGCTCAACTCATTCCGAAGTACCACCCGAACGTAGACCCGACCGACCCGCACGCGTCACTGACGTACGCCGCGAACCTGCAAGCTCAGGCGATGCAGCAATACGGAGACCCGTCCGTGGCGCTCGCGAGCTACAACGCCGGGCCCGGCAACGTAGCGAAGTACGGAGGCGTGCCACCGTTTGAGGAAACGCAGAGATACGTCACTGAGATCGAGCAGCGACGGCAAGCCGTACTCGCGCAACAACAGCAGCAAGCGGCACAAGCCGTACAGACCGCCGGCGGCGTACAGGGACCACCGGCGGCCGGCGGCTTCCAGGGACAGCTACAGAAGATCGGAAATCAATTCGAGCTAGGTCTGCCGTGGGAAGCCGCGCTAGCGGCATGCGGACCGGCCGCGCTAGCACTGTTTTATGAAGCCACCGGGCGCACGCCGAACGAGTCCGAAGTGGTCCGGATCGCCGCGCAGAACGGATGGACGCCGGGCGGTGGCATGACAACCGGGCCGGCCGGGTTTATGAAGTCACTGGGCGAACTAGGTATCCAGTACGCGAACCTGCCGGCGACCGCGCAATCCGCACAGCAGTCCGTGCAAGGGGGCAACCTGACCGCGATCTCAACCGGTGGCGGTAACGTGCCGCTGAGTAGCGGCCACTACTTCGTAGCTCAGGGCTTCAACCCTGCTACCGGACAGTTCGATCTGGGCGAGACTGGCGGCCCGGACCCGAACAACCCGAGCGCGGGGCACGCACTCAAAGGCGGCTCGCGTTTCATGACGGCTGAGGAAATCACGGCGCTGGCCGGGCCGATCAACGGCGTGATTCAACTCGTCAACCAACTACCACCAGCAGCCGACGCGGCCGGCGTCGCGTTCGACGGCACAACGGCATCGCTGAAGCAATTCGGCGACACGTCCACGACGGCCGCGCCACAGTTCGCCGGTATGACACAGGACGTCATTACGAGCGTAGACGCTGCCGGTAGTCGGATCACGACGTTTTCGACGGACACGCTCGGCTCGTTCATCACGACGACAACCGACACGACCGGGCAGGTTATCGGGTTGTGGGGCGAGCTATCGAATGGCGTCCAATTGAACATGGCCGATACAGCCGCCGGCGTGACAACCACCAGTCAGACTATGAACGGTCAACTGATTACCACAACACAAGATACCGCCGGCAACATGATCACGACCGTAACCGACGCTAACGGTCAGATCGTCGCGCAGTGGTCAGCACTCGCCGGTCAAGTCACCACGACTAACGCCACGATGGGCAATCAGTTGATTCTGGACTCAGCCGCGGCGGCCACCGGTCGAAACTTGATCATCGCGACGGCTGCCCAGACTGAGGTCACGACGGCCCAGACCACAGCTACCGAGGTTGTGCAAGCTAATACCGACATGAATACGCAATCAGTCGGACAGGTGCAGGGCATGTCCGGCGCCATCCTGCAATCCGTGACCGACATGGGCAACGGCGTTACGATGACCGTCACGACGACGGCCAATGGGACGGTGACGACGCTCCAGGACTGGAGTGGCAAGGTCATCGGTGTGTACACCGAGACTGAATCGCAGACGTCAACATCCGTGGACACGATGGCCACAAACACCGAAGACGCTGCCGGCCGGGTGATTGACGTCTCGGGTACGGTGGGCTCAGCACTAGGCGATATGGGGCAAGCGTTCAAGGACACCGGCGCCGCGGCAAAGGACGCGGCACCACCGGTGAAGGATTACGGCACGGCAGCCGCGTCTGTAAAGCCGATCAACATGGGCGACAGCGTCAAGAACCTACAAGCCGTCAGCAAGGCGGCCCAGGAGGCTAAGAAAAGTCTGGACGAGCTACAGAAGACGAATACCGGCGGTGGCAAGCAAATCAAGAACATCGCCGGTAATCAAAGCGGATCAGACATCGCCGGTACTACCGGGATGGCCAGCGCTCAGGATGCCGTCGCCGGTGTCATGTCGACTATTGCCGATCTGGTAACCGAAGTGATCGGCGGTAGTACGTCGTTCCTTGAACAGCCGACAGCATCGAATCAGCATCCACCGCAAGGCGTCACCGGCGGTGGACAGGTACACGCGATCGAGCCGGCGCCACCGGCGACCGCGCCAACCACCACGCCGATCAGTCACGGTCCGGCTGAGCCACTGCCGGGCCAGACACCGAACATCGCACCGTCACCGGCGCGGCCGGTGCTGTACGCACCGACACTGCCGGATATCAGCGAATTCGACAAACAGCTAGCCGCGTTGGGCGACGGCGCCGATACAGAGACACAACGGATGTCTATCCAGCTACAGAAGAATTTCGCGGTTATGGTCAAGAACATGACCGCGCAAGGTATCCTAGTTGACCGCAACGTTACAAACTCAACCGAGGACATGAGCGGCGACGTCATAAGCTCGGGCCGCGACATGCAAACGCACACGGTTGACGCGGCGACCGATATGCAGACCGGCGTGTCGCGAGCGGCAGCCGGCATGCAAACGGCCGCCGTAGACTCGTCTGTCACGATGGCCGGCACGATCGTTGACCGTGTAGCTCGGATGGCGGATGGTACGATCGCGGCAGCCGGCACGATGCGTGATCAGGTCTCAACGCACGCTGACGGCATGCGCGGCTCGGTAGTGTTCGCGGCCGATCAGATGCGCGGTAGCGCGATCTTCCAGACACAGCAAATGCGCGACGGTATGGCAGTCGCGGCCGGCGAGGCGCGAGATAGCGCCGTGCTGGCCGTTCAGGCGATACAGACGCTTGTGCCGGCGGCTGTGGCTGCCGCGATTGCGCCAACGAACGCTCAGGCCGACGCGCTGAAACGGGACTTCGTACAGCGTTTCATCGATTCGCGCGACGGCGCGAATACCGCGATCGGACAGCTACGTGACCCGTCCACCGGACTACCGAAGACGCTGTCAGATGTGAGCGGTACTGTCAACGGATCGAACGGCCCGGCTGAAAAACTCGGCAACGAGACAGTGGCCGCGATCGTCAAGGGCATTCACGAGGATAGCGGCAAGATCGGCACCGAGATCAACGCCGCTATCAAGAACGCGTTGCAGAACGCGACCGTCCCGAGAACGGCCGGTGTTGCATCCGCGCCATTCGTTGGCGATCCCACGAGCGCGATTGATCTGGCGATGCCAACGATGATCGGGACCGCGCAACTCGGCAACGTCGACCGCGTGATCGCTGATTTTGACTACGATCGTCTGGCAAAGGCGATCAACACCGGCCAGCGTGACGTTTTCAGCTACACGGTATACTCTCAGGCAACGACGTCCACGGCAGTGCAGGACGTCGAGACGCTACGGACGTTGGCGCAAACACGCTGAAATGTCATCTCAGGATGACAAGCCCGTAGCGGGCTCACAGCGGCCCGCTACGGGCGAAACGACAAGTACCCACAGGTGCGCGTACGAAGCCCGTACGGGCATCCTGTGGCGTCTGGGGGGGTATCCGTGACGGTAGACGGTGGTCTGGCGACAACCGACCTATGGCAAGTGATCGCGCCAACCGGTACCACGGACACGAACTATGTCACGAATCCGAGTTTCGAGACCGGTACCACCGGCTGGACACCGACGTCCGCGACGCTTGTTCCGACGATTGGGGCCAGCCGTTACGGCGGCTACGGCGGCCGTCTGACGGCATCGGCCGCGAATGGCCGCGGCGAGTACAGCGGACCACAGTTCGCCGGCGGTACGCCGGTGGTGTTCTCTGTCTACGTCAAGGCAGATAGCCCGCTCGTGGTGGCCCGGCTCGCCTACGGTGCTACGGTGGTCGACGTAGCCCACCCGGGCGACGGCAAGACACACCGTCTAGAGATCCCTACCGTAGCCGTAGCCGCGACAACGCCGGTGCTCGCGGTGCGCGACGGACGATCGTCCGGGTGGACGGCCGTCGACATTGACGGTGTGCAGTTTGAACAGGCGACGGCGGCCAGTACATATATCGATGGCGATCAGGATGGCTGCAAGTGGACTGGCCTTGCCCACGCATCGACGTCACAGCGTGACGGACGTAGCGGTCAAGGCGGCGCAATCAAGACGTTTCATAGCATCGGACTCGACGTCGTGAGTCAGAAGGGACTCGGGCGCGCGCCGGTCGACGTCGTGACGCAATCCCAGGCTATCAAGGATGGATCGATCTATCAGGGCACGGTCAGGAAGGAACGGGTATTTACCCTGACATGCGAGATCATGTACCCGTCCGGTCTGGCGAAGGATCTGCACACAAACCGGCGTACCGCGTTCGCGCCGTTCGCGCTTGACACGCGATCGAACCGTGGCCCGGTGACGCTGAGGTACACCGGTGGCGGCGACCTAACGGACCCGCGCGTGATCCGTGCTCACAACGAGGACGGATGGACGATGGACGACGTAGAACCGACCACCGAGGTTCTACCGTTGCGGTTCCTGGCAAACGATCCGGATTTTGAGTCGAGCTACGACACGGCCGCGCTTCTGGCTCCGAGCCAGAGTGTTACGAGCGTCAAGGCTATAGCGATCAGGACGCCGGACAATGTGTGGTCTAACGCTGGCGGTGGGCCGGTGTCTAACCCGCTGTCACCCATATACGCGGCGGCCCAGATGGCCGATGGCCGGATCATCGTCGGTGGAAACTTTACCGACATGGGCGGCGTGGCCGCGTGCGATTACCTCGCCGTCTGGGATCCGGCGACGGCGACATGGTCAGCGCTCGGCGGCGCAACACCCAACAGCACGGTACTCGGTATCGATGTCGCGGCCAACGGCGACGTCTACATCTGCGGCTCGTTCCAGGACATGGCCGGTATCGCGGCGGCCGACTACGTAGCGAAGTGGACGGCTGCAACGAACACATGGTCAGCGGTTGGGCCATCGGGCGCGAACACCGGCGCGTACGGCTCGATCATAGACCCGTCCACCGGCTACTGGTGGATAGCCGGTGCGTTTACCACGATTGGCGGTGTCTCAACCGCGAATGGCACAGCGTACTGGAACGGCTCGACGTGGGTAAACGCGGCAACTGGCTTCGGATCGCACTACAGCGACGTTGACGCATTCGAGATCGGGCCAGACGGCAAAGTCTACTCGCCGGGTACGGCCGGGCTGTACCGGTGGGACACGACAACCTGGACGCTAGTCGCGGCCACCGGTGGCAGTGCGCAGATACAGACACTCAAGACGTGGAACGGCTCGCTGTATGTGGGCGGATTCTTCACCACGTTCGCCGGTGTCGCGTGCAACGCCATTGCTAGGTGGACCGGCGTTTCCGCGCAACCGCTCGGTACGGGACTGGCGAACCCGGGCACGAGCTACATCACGAAACTATCGGTACTCGCTGATGGTAGCGCGCTCGTGGCATCCGGCCTACTGTGGTCGACCATTGGCGGTATCACACCGCCGGACAATATCGCGCTGTGGAACGGATCGGCGTGGCTGCCGTATTCAGCCGATCCGCCCAACACCGCCACGCACGGCAACGATACATACCGTCTGTACGGCATGCCGAACGGCTATACCGTGCTGAACTGGATGGCCGCTGGCGGCGTTGGCACGTTCGGGACAACGCTTATTGCCGAGTCCATCACGTCCGTCACGAACGCCGGTTCCGCGAGCGCGTACCCTGTGATCAAACTCGTGATCACACAGAACTGCACGCTGTACTCGATCACGAACCTGACCACCGGTCAGGTGCTCAGGTTCAACGGCACACTACTGGCCGGCGAGATTGTGACGATTGATCTGCGCGCCAATCGATCGAAAACGGTTCGATCGAACTATCGCGACCTGATCGGGTTGCTACTGTCGGCTAGCGATTTCTCGACGTTCGCGCTGGCGCCGGGTGCGAACCGGATCGCGCTGTACTGCACGGACGGATCAGCCACAGCCTATCTGTACTGGCGCAACCGTTACGAGACGGCCGACTGACCATGACAGACTACCAGATATGGCTGAGCGATCCGTTCGGCAACCGCGTGGCCGACGTGTCGGGCAATCGCATCGCGAAACTGACGTATGCGCTCGGAACCAACGCGGTCGGATCGGTCACGATCACGATACCTCGTGGCAGTCTGCCGGATGCTTACCTGATCGAAGACGCGCGCTTCGAGATCATGCGGCGCCCGGTCGGTGGCGAGATGCAACGCGAGGGCGAGACGGTATGGCTGCTACAAGCTCCCACGAAGGGCGTCAGCGCGGCCGGTGGCCGTTACCGTACGTTGGTAGCCTACACAGCCGCCACGCTGCTAGAACGGCGCGTGATCACGGCGCTAGCGGGCGCGGCCGGCTCACTCAAGACGGGCGCCGCTGACGATCTGATGAAGGCGTACGTAGCCGAAAATCTCGGCAGTAGCGCGGCCGGCGATCGGACATGGTCAGGCTATATCGACGTAGCCGCCAGTGTGTCCGGGGCGGCATCGGTCACTAAGGAGGGCTCGCAAAAGAACCTGTTTTCGCTCTTGCAGGATTTGGCGCAATCGGCGCGGACAGCGGACAGTACGCGCCCGCTGTATTTTGATCTGGTCTGGACAGGATCGAGGTTTGAATTCCGGACCTATGTCGGTCAGCGCGGCACAAATCGAAGCATCGTAGGCACGCCGGGCTCGCTGACGATCTCGACGGATCGCGGTACGCTCGGAGCTTCCGAGGTCACAACCGACTATCGATCGTCAGCGACGGCCGTCTATGGGCTCGGGCCGGGGCAAGGCCCGAGCCGCAAGGTGCAGGTAGCCGTCGATGCAACGCGGCTCGTGACGTCGCCATTCGGCCGCCGCGAGGCGACGATAGACGCGGCGTCGGCTACAACGGATGCCGCGATCCTGGGCGAGGCTCAGGCCGAGCTTATGCGTCAACGGACCCGGACAGTGCTGACGGGTAGTCTGGTCAACGGACCCGGCGCGGTGTACGGTAAGGACTGGACGTTTGGCGACAGTCTGCTAGCCGAAATGGATGGGGTACAATATCTCGTCAAGGTTGAGGCGTTGGCGGTAACGATGCAGGGGGGCGAAGAAACAGTGACAGTGAGTCTCAAGGGCGAGCCGGCATGATCGATCAACGATCGTTTCAGCAGTACATGAACGATCTTGAGGATTTGAAACGGACGGTTGACCGTCTGGCGGCTCGTGAATCGCCCATGACTGGCCGGCCGGTCCTGGGGCTTCCCACCGGCTCGACTATCTCGACGTCGAACACGGCGTTCGTGCCGACTGATACATCATGTCAGATCAACAAACGCAACGCGTCGTCGGATATCGTCGTGCTGTTCGATGCGCGGTGCTACCACTCGTCACCGGGTAACGACGTGTATATCGGCATCGCGCTCAACGGCGTGACCGGTGTCGTGCAGGGCTACCCGGTTCGTGTGCCGTCAAGCTCGATTCAGGCGAACCCGGTTGCTATGGTGTTCACCGGCCAGCCGGTCGGTAGCTATAACCCATATATGTACTTTCGTGTCGACACCGGCACCGGCAACCTGTACGGTCCGTATCGGTGGATTCTCGCTTATGAGGGCTCATGGTGGCCGTAACAGATCCAGCGCAGCGCTACCGCGATCTGGTGGGCATCCCGACGAACGGCAAGCGGGTCAACCTCGCCCGGCTCGCTGACGAGTTGACGGCAGCCGGCGTGCCACACAATCAACTCGGGATGATCTCAACCGACCAGAACGGCAAGGTTTTCACCTACGATGCCGACAACATGCCGGCCGAGCTACCGGCCGAAGCCGCGGCCATCGTAGCCGCTCACGCGCCGGATCCTGATCCGGACTACGGCGCCGATGCCGACGATACCACGCCGCAACAACTCGTGACGCGCGTGCAAGCCCTACGGGCATACGCAACGGCTCAGGCGCCAGCAAACGCGGCGACGGTAGCCGTCGTCAAAATCCTGTGCTGGTGGGCGCTGTGGCAGATCCGCCAGACGTTCAGGCGACCGGGGGCACGATGACCGACAATTCGCTACCCTACGATCCGATAACGGATGGCGTCCACTACGGCGCCATCCGTTTGCCGTATGATCCGGCCGAAGATCCCATGATGCAGGGCTTCTACAAAGGGCCGACGATCAACGACACGCTTGTCATCAAATCCCAGAACCGCGGCCAGACGTTCCCGTGCTTCGATACGATGGTCCCGGCCGGCGAGGTCTGGACACTGTTTTCTATCGAGGAAATGCTAGCGCACCCGGAACCGTCGTATAACCCTATGGATCTGATCATGCACATATTCGTGCAACGGCCAGACCGTGGACTCGACGCGTCAGTGTGGTCGACGTTCGGACACTTCGCACAGTGGCGCGAACCTACTAAAGTCAAGATGCCCGACGACACGTGGCAACTACAACCCGGCCGCGTGGTGACCGACACGAGCGAAGGCACGTGGGCCGGCTACCACAACCACGAAACGAATATCCTGCTATTCGGACCATGCCGGCTGTATGTCGGCATTTGGAACGGCAACCCGATCGGGTGGGCAAACGCGGCGGCTCACCTAACCATCGGAATCTGGAAGGGACACCGCGGCTAACAATGTCATCCTGAGATGACATTTCAGGGGGGTATATGGGCCGAGCGGACGGCATCCACTGGCGAACGGGTAGCGCACCGGCCGGGCGAGACGGCCCGACAGACCCGATTCTCGACGTCCTGCAACTCGACGCGCCTACGATCATGAACGAGCCCGAAGCCCAATGGTATTGGCTGGCGGTTGTAGCTCGGCGGGCTGAGTACGCGGCGAGCGTTGGCTATGCGCCGGGTCTGACGGTCTGGCGATCGAGTCCACAGGAAAAGCCCGCGTTATCCGGCTGGAACGCTCACAGCTACAGCCGTTCGGTATTCGCCAATCTCGACGCGCACCACGACCGGACCGGCGCCTATCCGTCTGACGTGCTCTTGCTGAACGAGCTAAACCTGAACTATGAGCGCGGCGACGAACACGACGATATGCAAGCGTCGAACTGGCCGAGCAACTATCGGTACTGGGCTGATTTCCTCGTGGGACTGCTCGGCGCGTGCAGGGAACGCGCGGCGGATCGCGGATGGTCGCCGCGCTGGTGGTTCCCGGCGTGGGCGCCGGGCCACGGCGAGCTACGCGACGATATCGCGCCGCTGTGGACATCGGCCGCTGAGATGTTCGACGGCGTGTGCTTGCACGCGTACAATAGCGTTGAGTCCGTGACGCAGACCGTCGAATGGTACGCGCGAGCGTTCCCGCGTCACCCGTTGCTGTTGGGCGAGTGGAACGCGCCGGGCTCGCTAGCCGAAGAGGGCCAGATCCGCCAACGACTCATGACGCTATGCGCGGGCATCAGTCGTCTACAGACGTGCTATTTCATCTGGCGTTGGGAGCAAGACGCCGGACAGCGGACATACGACATCGAAGGTAATCCCGATCGGATGGCACTATGGGATGGGGCGATCGTCCTGCACGCCGATCCTACGTACATGGTGCCCGGTGACATCGCTGATGCCCCCCAGGTGCCGCGGGATGGCCAACAGACGCCACCGGCGCCACCGGTGGCTACCGGACCCACACAGCCCGATCCGGGCCCGTCAGGGCCGTCTACGGAGGTACCTATGGCAGATGAACGAGTCTACGGCGTGGACGTGTCGAACTGGCAAGTTGCCGCGATCGATTGGGCCGCCGTTGCCGCGAGCGGTCGCGCGTTCGGCGTGTGCAAAGCATCGGAGGGTACGTCGTTCGTAGACCCGGACTTTGATGTCAACTGGCGAGGCATCGCGGACGCTAACATGGTCCGGATCGCCTACCATTTCGCGCGGCCGAGTGCGAATCAGCCGGACGAAGAGGCCGCGTTCTTTCTGTCAGTGGTCAACGCGAACGGCGGTTTCAGCCCCGGCGATGGTGTGTGGCTCGACATGGAAGACACGGCGCTGACGTCAGGTATGGACTTGACCGCGTGGGTGTACACGTGGGGCGCCTACATTGCCGCGGCCGAAGGCTTCTGGCCGGTCGTGTACACGGGCAAGTGGTACGCCGATCCGCACGGATTCGGAGACGATCCCGGCGACGACAAACTGACCGTGATGGGACTGTGCATCGCGGCGTACGAACAGCCACCGATGCCGGACTACCCGCGCGGCGATCCGCCGGCCCCGGTTGACCCGTGGCTGGCGACCGGGGCGCCGTTGGCGTTCTGGCAGTACAGCAGTAGCGGGCGCGTGCCAGGGATCGCCGGTGACTGCGATCTAGACGCGTTCTTCGGCAACCTCGATCAGCTACGCAAGTACGGCAAGCCCGGCCCGGCACCGGCGCCTACGCCACAGCCCGAGACAACGTACAACGTGGGCAGTGGGCTTGTGGACGCGATGGCGGCTCGTGGCGATCGTCCGGCGTCTGACGAAGTGTTCTCGTTCCAGGGCTCGACGGCGAACGGCTACAGTACCGCGATCGGTACGGACGGACTCGGCCACGCGCGACGGTACACGTGGGTACCGTCGCTCAGCCGAGCTTTCTGGGAGGACTTGACGTCGTGAATCAGAACGCCGACATGCTGGCGGAATCGCTGGACAAGATGGCCGAACACCTGATGACACAGTACCGGACGAATCTGCCGGACGGCGCGCGGAAGGACCGGGCTATCCTCGCCATTCAGCGCGCACAAAGCGACGCGCGGAAGGCGCTCGGCGCAACGAAGCCCGGCGGCGAGCCGGAGTCAACCGACCACTAAGCGTCGCCAACGATCCGCAACCGACGCGGCGCCGGCTCGATCGAGCCGGCGCCGCTTGCGTCCGGCACGCGGGTAACCTGCACGGTCAACGGGCCGAGCTTGCGCCGGTACCTGCCGGCGTGGTGGGCCATCTGAATAAAGCCGTGCAACGTCTCGTCATTCAGCGTAAGCTCGGCCACGTATCGCGCGCCGTTGCGGCTGACCGTCTCAATCAACATGCGAAGCTCGGCGCAGTGGCGCCCGCGCGCCGGTATCCGTGTGATCTCTAGATACTTCATCGTAGCCGCCAGTGTGCGCTGATGCGCTTATTGATCTCGCGTAGACGGTCGCTGGCCGCGTTGCCTTCATCGGTTCCCGGTGGCGCGTGGATGTACCGGTCCAATGCGGACCGGTACATCCCTTGTAACTTTGTCAAGTCGTCACAGTAGGTTGTCGGCTCGCCGCGGCTCGACGTTCGACAACCACACGCGCGCACGGTCATTTCCGGCACTCCCGGTCGTGGCGCAGCATGGCGCGCGTCAACCGGTTGACGCGCGCCGCGGCAGCCTCGATCACGCGCCGCGTGGCGCACTCGGCACGGGCTCGGGTGCGATCGGCTAGCGCGATCCGGTGTGCCGCCCACAGATCAGACAGGCCGGAGCACGGCGCGCGGAGTACGCGGTTGCCGGTGTAATAGACACAGCCACAGCGGCGCGTGATCACGATCCGGCCCGATGCGATTGGATCGAGCCCGTTAGTTTCGCAACGACCGCTTGAAGTCGTCGCCGCTCGCCACTATTGCCGGCTACGCCGATCCTGAGCGTGGATAGGGTCGCGCGAGCTTGCCGCCGATGTTCGATCAGCGTGGCCAGATTGGCGCACGGGCGAGTCGTCGCTGGCTCGTTCTGGGTGTTGACAGCGCAACCGCACGCCCTTGCTTGCCACATACTTACCCCCTGTACATGAACGAGCCCCGGCCGCTCGGCCGGGGCTCGGATGGTTATGAGGCGCGGCGCCGTTGGAAGGCCGCGCGTACCGCGTCGTGATCGGCACGGATGCCGGCGCACTCGACGTCAATTTCCGCCAGCGTGGCCAGCCCGAGCCGTTGCGCTTCGTTCTCCTGATGGATCCGGACGGCCCGAATGTGTTTGCAGACGTTCCGTGCTTTCTTCCGGTCGGGGCAGTTGCATACGTGCTCGTTGACCAGATAATGCTTGCCGCGCCGTTCCGGATCCTTGCTGGACGGGATGCCGTAGAAAATCGTGCCCGGTACGTACGGTCCCCACTGCTTGCGCAACGTGACGATGGGCCACGTGATGCCGTCTTCCGCGAGCTTCGCAGCCTCGATATCCCGGCGAGCCTCGCTGATGTCCGTTGGTCGTGCCATCTGTCTGTCTCCCGTCTGTCTCGCGCCCGTGCGCTGCTTTGAGTATAGCGTGTGTGGCAACGGCAAGCAAGCCGGTGAAATGTCATCTCAGGATGACATTTCAGGCTACCTGTTGACAGTGTGGTAACGGCCACGCTACAGTAGTCAGGCGAGTTACGCGAGCGGCGACACGGCCGATGCGGGAGACAGACAGATGGCAGTGCACGGATGGAGTGACGAAGCGCGGTACCTGACACAGACGCGCCAGCAGCAAGAGCAGCGCGCTATCGAGATTGCCGCCGAGCGGCGACGCGTTGCCGAAGCGGCCGGCTACCGGTACCAGTCCATGCGCGAGATCGCCAGCAAGACGAGTCAGGAGAGCTAGACAGATGGCATGCGGCACACCACACGATAACCCGTACTGCTCGCTGACCGAGCCGAAGATCCGCGTTGACGTTGGCCACGAGCGCGACCGACTCGAACGACTCGAACGGCAGATCCGCGAGACGCGCGACAACGGCACGGACGCACGGCGCCGGCGGATTGACGCGCTGTGGCGCGCGGCCGACGATAGCCGAGCCCGTCTGGCCGCCGTGCAACTTGGTTGCGCGGTCGGCACCGGGAAGGGCTCACGCACCCGAAAACCGTAGCCTCGCGATCACAGGGCCGCCCGGATTCGGGCGGCCCTGTTGCGTGTGTGGTAACGGGCTGATATGATTGCCGTGTGGCAACGGCCACGAGACAGATTGAAGGGACAGACAGATGGCGAACCGATCGATAGGCGAACTGATCGAGCATGACGGCAAGCTCGCGCAGTACCGCGGCGAGTGGGCCGATTGGGATGGCGTCAAGGCGTGGCGCGTCGAGCGCGTCGCGGTATCGCGCGAGTCCGTGTACGATGGTACGGCGCCTATTCCGGGCATCAAGGCGCTACTGGGGCAGGTACCGTGGCCGGCCCGCAACTCGTGGTCCGGTACCGTGCTCGGGCTCGCCGGCGACCGTCCGATGATCGCGGCTGATGACTGGCCGACGATCGAGGTACGAACCGAGATCAAACGACCGCGCAACGGCAAGAGTTACGGCTGGCGATGGTCGGCCGACTATCGCGAGTGGGTGAAACAGTATCGGTAACGAGCACGGGCCGCTGATGACCTGTCAGCGGCCCGTAGCGAGCCAACAGGGGGCAGTGATGTACGTCGTGGTAGTGACAGACCAACAGGGCGACACGAGCGTGTACGGACCGTTTGACGACGCACAAGACGCGGCGAGGTTTGAGCGCTACGTGTCCGATTGCGCGCCGGGCATGTCGCCGCTGGCGTTGCCGGTGCTGGACGCGTCGCCAACGCGCCAGCGTGGCCAGTATGCGCGCGGGACGTGGCGGCCGAGCCGGGACAACTAAACGCCGCGAGGTGAGACGATGGCAGACCGACTAGCAACGGCGCTAGTCTTGCTTGGGCTCGCGCTCACGATCGCGGCGCCGGTGGCAGTGATGGCGATCGGTGCCGTCATGGTGCTCGCGCGGATCTATCGCTGAGCTACAGCCCCGGCCCGGGAGATCACGGGCCGGGGCTTGCGTGTGTGGTAACGGTTCGCTATACTGCCCGTGTGGCAACGGTCACACAGACCGAATGGGAGACGGACAGATGACAATGGGACAGATGGCATGGGCTCGGGCGCTTGACAACAACAGCCGCGATTTCTACAACCGCGGCGCACGCCAG